ATCCACCAATATCAAGTTGATTCATAAAATCGTCCATCGCATCCATATCAGGATTTTCTGCTTTCCTTCTTGCTTGACGAAGTATTGTAGCAGCAGAACGATTTGCCTTGGAAAGCTTCTCTGCCCAAATCATTTCACTTAGCTCTACTGATTCTCCTTTGATAATTTTGTCACATATTGCCTCTAATCTTAATCTATATTGCGTGGAGAGCATAAGATTTTCCAAATATAGTTTATTTATTTTTAGATTGTAACTCATTCATCAACTCTTTTGCAAGTTGATTTGAGCGTCTCCACATTACATATTGTGCCCAGGGTGTTTTGGGATTGTTTATCACCCACCAACGAAATCTTGCAAGTTTATTATTTACAATCTTACCTGTAAAATAAACTGCCTTTGCAATACTTTCATCGGTAACAATGAGGTATGTAACACAAGCAAAAATAATCAGATAAACATATTGAGCAGTCATCGTCTTAAAGTTTTAAGATATTCTAGAACATTCTCTCTGACCCACATCAATTCGTGATAACACTTTTGATTGTGAGCGCACTGTCTTAATTCATTATCTGGTTTATACACAGACTCAATAAACAAATCTAAACCACGATTCCATTTAACATCAGGTGATTCATCCATCTTTTTTAACAATCGCAGGACAGGTTGGAATAGTTTCACGAATTGTTTGAATAAGTTCGTTTTTTAAACTTGTCGATATGGAACCATTAGATTCAATATTACGAATAACACTTGCTGCTTGATTACAACTAATGATAGTTGTGAGAAACAGAGCAACCATTGGCTTTCTCCTATTCTTCTACTATTTAATCAAGTTTCAGTCCCAACTCACATTCTGAAGTAGAAATCCAGGCATCACCATTGACCAGGAACCCTGATCTGCCACACCTGAAACTCTATATTGCCACTTGTAGGCAAACTTATTATGACTATCCCAAGTCATAAAACCTTTCTCCTTATCAAACCAGGACTTAATTGTCAGTCCAAAGCGATTAGAGTAAATGTTGCGAGTGCGAAGTGCTCCACCAGTCTCACGAGTTTCTACCACTTTACAGGTATCAAACTGCGTCTGCAGACTCACATCCAGAGCACACGGAGTTTCATAGGTGAATGTGCGATATACCTTTGGTTTTGTCGGTGTTTTGATAGTGACATCGTGATTATGTGCGAGTGCTGGTGTAGTTAGCAGTGCAGCAGTAAGTAATAGTGATTTCATTTTTCAATCTTCCAGTGTTCGTTACCAGTTTTTTGTACCCAAAAGCAGTACTGACGATTTAGAGAAACAAGAAAGAGTTTATCATCAGTCTCCTGCTCTACTTCACAGGAGTGAAAAGAACCCATGATATTCACAAAGCGGTTCTTCGCTTTCGAACTCAGAGGAGTTACATTCACAAATTTCTTTTTGGTTTTTGGAGCTTTCATAGTGATCATAGTTTTTCAACCTCCACAAAGGTTATTTTACAGTGTTTGATTGGTCAGTGTCAAGTAGTGTAAATATTCTTCATAAAGCACTTCTTCCATTTGGTGTGCTTGTTGTTCCCAGGGTTGATCCTGATAGTCTAGTTCAGAGCAATCAATACCCCTCCAGTGTCTTTTACCATAACGGTCCTTAAGTGCCCCTTTAACGTGCTGATAGACGTGCCAGAGTTCATGTAAAAGAGTCTTGGTATAATGCTCATGAGTCATGAAATTATGCATTTCAATCTCAAAAGAACGAGGTCTGTAGTCACAGTCAGTTGCCCAGACCCACCCATAAACCCCCTCACGGTACAATCCACGGTGATGAATGGAAATGTCTAGTTTGTGTCTGGGAAGGTGCTTAGAGACGAACCAATGGACTATACGCTCGCAGCGTTTTTTGCTATAATTGTATCCAGAAGTTTCAAGAGAGAGCATAGTTCAAAACAGATTGGGTCAAACGAACGCCCCAGTTCATTAGAGCCATGAAGGACGCAACAAAGATCAGTCTGTCAAGATTTGAGTACCTCATTGGGTGCCTTGCGTATGTAACCACTATAAAACCCCCCAGGTCGGTTCTGGGGGGTTAGTGTGCCAGTTTTTGAACTGTCCCTATGCGCCAGTGATTGCCTTATAATATCCACTAACTTCACCGAGAACAATATAGTTTGTCATTGTAGATGCGTTTCCTACAGTGTTAATTCCAACAAAGTCAAATACAGTATAACCGATTGATGTGGTTAATGTTGGTCCAAGGTTGGAATTGAGACCACCATTTCTCCAGTGAATTGGTCTGCTAACTCCATTCAATGAAACTGCAGTACAAGTTCTTGCTGTACCAGTTTGATGGACAATAACCTTAAATGGGATTGTGAAGTTATTGAAACTAGTTCCTGTTGGAATATCATTTACTTCCACAGAAATGTCACCTGTTGGACCTGTTGCAAATCCAATATTTCCAGTTGTTCCCCCATAAGAAATAGTTACTCCAGTACCAGTAACTACTCTGATTAGTTTTTCTGCTCTATTAGTAATTCTTAAATCTGTTGCAGCAAATGCAACATTAGTTTCAAATGCGTCCCTGGTTAAATTATAAGTTAGAGTTCTATTTGTAATACCGTAAACAAGAAGTCCAGCACCATCAACATCAGCGGTAATAGAAGACCAACCTACACCAATATAATTACTCTTTGTGTAAGTATTTGTTGTATCTAATTCAGTGGTAGATCCATGAACAATAATTCCATCATTTACAGTAGCAGCACTTACAACAATTGATGGTTCTTCACTTAAACCAGTGGAATTTCCAGTAACATTACCAGTAAGAACCCCAACAAATCCAGTAGCAGTTACAATTCCAACTTCACCTAGGAAAATGTTATTGCCAACTTGAACTGTTGATTTGGGATTACCTGTACCAAAACCAATAGCACTCTTCTCAGTATTATATGAAATGGGTAAAGAACCAATACCAGATGTATAATCTGCTAATTGTGCTGCTCTAGTCATTATCGTTTTTTAGTTATTTATGATTAGATTAGATTGATTTACGTAACGATATTAAAAGTTCCAACCATAGCTGCGTGAATGGTGCATTGATAAACTAAAGTATTTGGGGCATCAAAAGGAACTGTAAATATTTGCGTTCCAGTTTGAGATCCACTCAAGAATGCAGAAGTATATGCAGATCCTCCACTGCTTGTGCGAATCGCAAATGGGTGACTGCCTCCAGTAGAGTTTTCAAAAATGTAAGTAAATCCTCTGTGTAAATAAAGAGTTGGATTATCGGTGCTATTCAATACTCCAGGACCAGCGAGTCTATATGCAGAAGCTCCACTTGAGGTTATATAGTATTTGAGAGCAAATCCAATATCTGTTCCATCACCAGTTGTAGTAGTGGATCTGAAAGAGGTTGCTGTTGTAATACCAGAAACATTCAGTTGTTTAGCAAATAGTGTCGTCCCAGTGACCGTTGTAATACCAGCAAAGGTTGAAACACCAGAAACTGAAAGTCCACCAAGAGTGTTGATGTTATATGGAGTATTGATAAAGTTTGAATTCGTTTGAACCGAATTACCCATATAACCGTGATTGACACACTGATAATGTAAGACAATCGGTGTTGTGTCAGTGACAGTAATTTCTGTATAAGCACCAGCACTTCCAGCGGTTCCGTTTGGTGTTACATTAGTAGTGTATTGAGTTGTTTTATCTGCTTCTAGGTAAAAACGAAGTGGATGAGAACTATTACTACCGTCTGCTTGGTCAAAACGATATGTTTTTCCAGGTAACAGTGTAATAAATGGAGACTCTCTACCATCAATAAGATATCCACTAGCAGATCCAGTTCCATAATAACGGTGATTTGTCGTCTTTGTAGCAACAGTGACAACAAATGTTTCTGTTGCAGAACTTGCAGCACCTACAAGTGCCTTGTAGTCAGAAAGTTGTCTAACGGTAGCAATACCAGTTACACTTAGATTATTAAATGTAGAAGTTCCTGATGTATTAATACCAGGAATACCACCACCACCGCCAGGAAGATTAGTTAATCCTGATCCATCACCAACGAATGATGATGCTGTAACTACACCAGAAACTCTTACATTACCTTGAACAGTGAGTTTTGATGTTGGTTGTGTGCTACCAATACCCACATTTCCATTTGTATTATCACCACCAGTTACAGTAATTCTTTCAACAGCATTAAAGTCTGGAGTCCCAGTTCCAGAGAAAATTCTTACACTACTTTGTGCTGAAGTTGTTTGTGGTGCAATATAAAGATCTCCTGTTGCACTTGGAGAAATCTGAGAGTATGACTTGTCATCCAGAGATGCAACAATACTCGTATATTCATGGAACTCAAGTGGATTTGCTGCACTGACAAGTTCAAATCTCAGACCATCATTTAAAGATCCACCACTAATATATGCTCCAGTTGTGCTGATGAATCTATTTGCTGTGGTAAGTCCTACGTTGATGTTAGTTCCTTGAATGTTAGAAATAGTTGCAACACCAGTAACAGGTGAATCAATATTTCCAAAAAAACTTCCCGTCGCATGTCCCGATAAAGTTCCATAGAAAGTCGTGGCAGTAATTACACCACTTACATATTGATCACCCTCTATGCTCAAAGGTGATGATGGATATAAAGATCCGATACCAACTTTTGTGCTGGGATTAACTGCAAAGGTTCCAATTGCTGCGCCATCAGTTGGTCCAACAATAATATTTGTAAGGGATCCAGATGCTCCACCCTCACCAATTAGAATGGTCTTTTGATAATCTGTACCATGAGCAGCAGTTGCAATTCCCACAAAAGGATTTACGCTACCACTAGCATCTGCAATGACTGCAGTTGCATTTGCATGTGTAAATGCACCAGCAACACTCAGAGATCCTTGAAGAGTTGTAGATCCTGAGATTGTTGCAGCACCAGATACTTGAGTTGATCCTTCAACCCATAGATTTGCTTTTGGATCTACAGTTCCAATTCCAACTTCAGATGAAATATATGCACTACCAGTTACCTGAAGTCTTTGCTCAGGAACTAAAGTGGATGTTCCCGATCCTATTAGAACAGGACCGTCGATGAATGATGAAATTCCAGTTACTTCAATGGATGGGAAGTTCTGAGTTGCCTGAGAAATTGCAGCGTTAATTGATGCTGCGGTTGTGCCATCAACAGAAGTGATATTTTTAAGTTCTCTTATTGAACTTAAAACTTCAGTTGCACCAATGCTAATAGAATTTACCGTAGCAATTCCACTTACATTTAGTTTTTGTGTAGAAAGATCAGTTGTTGAAGTTACTCCAAGAGTTGTAATTCCAGTTACTCTGAGTTCTGTGAATAAGTTTGGAGAACTCTGAATTGCCGCTTCGATTGTTGCTGTTGTAGTAGCATCAAGTGAAGCAATATTTTGAAGTTGTCTAGCAGCAGTCAGGACAGTTGCTGCACCTATTGCAAAAGATCCTGTGGTAGTTACACCATTGATAGTCACATTGCCTAGAACTGATAATGTCGAACTTGCGGTTGTTGTCCCAATTCCAACATTACCAAGAGTATGAATACCAGTATTGTTCTGTGTCCATTTTGAAGAAGGACCAGTTGTTACAGTAACGATACCTGAAGATACTGGAGTAACAAAGAAATTCTCTCCACCAAAATCTATGGTTCCCGCAACACCAACCAGAGAACCGCCATCGAGCACAACTACACCAGCACCTTGTCCAACAATACCCGTGAGACCAGATCCGTCTCCAAAGAAAGCTCCTGTTGCTTTAAAGGAAGTTGCCGATACAATTCCAGTAAATTCACCATCACCTTCTACACTAAGAGGAGATGTTGGAATTGTCGTTCCAATACCGACTTTTCCACTTTGAGTTATGGCAAAAGGAGATCCATCTCTGACCTCCAGTATATTCACTAGTTTAGATAAGTCTCTAGCTCTAGACATCTTATTGTTTTTTAGTTATTTATTCTCTTTTATCTCGCAGCATCCCAAGCACACTGAGCACGAATACCATCTTGAAGAACATAGTGAAAAAAGATCTGATGATAATATAGACCTTCTTTTTCCACTCTTTTCCCATACCAAGTTTTTTCGTATTCTGTTGGCATTGGATCACGCCAATGCGGACGTTCGCACCCTTTATAAATCATACCGTCACCAGGTTCAAGATCTACAGATCTATGCTCACCATTTGGAGTTTTAATCCAAATCGACCAAGGTTCTTGTAAATTAGTGCTGATATGAACAGTTACAGAGATTTCACACGCAGCTCTATCAGTATGTTTTGTTAATTCTTGTCCAGGAAAATAAAATCTATCGTAATAATAAGTATCGTATAATTTTCTTCCAATTATTTTTTCAAGTTTGATTCTAATCTGAGAATGAATTTCTCTGTATTGTGGATGATGGTACCTGGCAAGAGATCCCTCCACTTGTTGTTCTACTGGGTCGTGATAAAATTTATCAATAGATCCAAAGTAATTTATTTGACCTCTTTCCATTGGGACTGGATGATACAGTTCCTCAGGATCCCATAAATTTTTTACAACAAAGTATCCATCCCTATCAAAATCTTCATTTCTAGTCCATGAAGTTCCAGTGTTAATTCTCTCTTGAAAGAGAAGATCTTCTTCTGTCATTACATCCATATTCACCTCACTTCCAACGTGGTCCAACTGTCCATCCAACGATAGACTTTCTAATTCCTTTAGTTACTTTAAGAACCCTATGTTGTGTTCTTGAATCAAAAAGAATAATTGTTCCTTTCTTTCTGGGTGCAATATAAGATCTTCCAGATTCATCCAGAAGTTGAAGATTTCCTCCTTCATAATCATCTGGATCTGACAATTGAATTACAAAGGATAATTTGCGGACAAGTTCAATGTTTTCATTCAGAAAATCATTTGCAATACCTTGCTCTCTGTTGCCAACAGATTGTGGTTTATACATGCCAGCAACACCTGCATCATTATGCCAACCATAAAACTCCCCTTCACGATAGCGAGTAAATTGAAGACTCTCGCCATCAATGTTCCTTAGATCATATAAAAAGTTTTCACGATTTGCTCTCTGTATATAATGCCAGAGGAATCCAGCAACCCAATGATTGGTTGGAATCCAGGCGTTTTGTGAATTTCTTCTATCTTTATTCAGTGCATCTCCATGAAGTTTGGAGTCTGCCATTTGATTTTCAAAGTTGTTGCTAACATCACTTTCAATAACATCAACGATTTCTTTGGGAATGTCTGTATAGTACCAAATAGATTGAAATGCCATACTATTTTAATTACACCTATAATTTATTGTAAGATACTTTTTTTGAATAGTCAATTTTTGTAATGAAAGTTACCTGCAAGCACTGATCTCCCTTCGCACTTATTTTTAGGGACGCTATGGTAAATTCTACCAGGCATGATGATTGCCTGACCAGATTCCGCTTTAATTTTCTTTCTACTAGTATCTAGCACAAGAGGAGAGGAACCTTTTGGCGTATTTACATAGTAAATGAAAGAATAGGAAACATCATGTAAGTGTGAATATGTATAGTCTCCTTTATTATACACAACTCCCCAACAATCACAGAGAGATAATTTGAGAACTGCATCTGTATTTACTTTATGAATATAATGGTGTTTGTAGATTAAAGTTTCAATCCAACCCACAACTTGTGCAATATATTCATCCATAATGAACCAATCAGTCATGTTAGCTTGAACATTTGTAGTTCTTTTTTGGGGATCATTCTTTGAAAGATTGACTATCCTCTCATGTATGAAAGGATTTAATAAAGATGCTCCAGGATGGTTATAAATTCCTATTTTGTGATATTCTTTTACTAGGAAATCTAATTTATTAAAATTCAGCATATGCACTCTTCAGACCAAATTTTCCAGTCAAGAAATAATTAAAGGAGATACAACGTCTTTTCTCTTTAGATTTAGAAACAGGAACAGAATGAAGAACATGTGAAGGGAATAAGACCATTGTTCCATCTGACACTTCTACTCCCCAATTTTTTGCATTAAAGATATTAAACTCTGATACGTTTGGTTCTAATGTGCAAGGTGCCCAGGTGGGAGATGATTGTGGGCAACTAAAATTTAATACTTCACCGCTACCTTCAGGAACTCTGACATAAAAAACGCCACTAAAAAGACTATTGCTATGCAGATGATTAAAACACCAATCTTCTTTTTGATGATAGATTGCCCATGAACATGCGTGTTTTAAACCATAACTTTTATCAACTTTTAGAATTTCATACAAATAAAATTTTAGATGTGATTCCACAACATCTCTAATATCCGTATAATCTTCTCTCAACAAAAGTGCCTGCTCCTTGGACATATATCCGTCCTGGTTATCAGTTCTTTCATATTCTAATTTATCAAGTCTCTCTACAAGTTCAGTTGGATCAAAGTGATCCAACTTTTTCTTATACACGGGAGAAGAAAATAAAGTATAAACTTCGGGGTGATTCATGATTCAAAGATATTCAAATAAATTATAGCACAAATTTTATCAGACAGTAACTGAAGTATTGTTAGTGTAAGTTGTGGGAGATCCATTGATAGATACGACAACTCTTTGCGGTTGTCCAGAATTTCCACCATTACTATATGAGGGACTTTGTGCATTTTGTAAAGATGCTGGAACTGGAGATGTCAAGATAAAACCAGATCCTCCCCCTCCACCACCGCCAGTATTGCTATCGAAATTAGATCCACCAGAACCTCCACCATAGTATCCACCACCACCTCCAGAATTAGAGTAACAAGTAGGAGCACCTTGCAAGAAACTTCCAGCAGATCCTTGACACCCTCTTCCACTATGCCTACCAGCAGCACCGCCAGATCCACTTAAATAACCTGAAGTTGTTCCTCCACCTCCACCAGTTACGTTTGATCTGGGATTTCCTGCTACACCATTTAACCCCCCACCAGGACCACCACCTCCACCTGATTGAGAACCAAAAGCTCCACCACCACCTGCAATCAGGATAATGTTTCCTGGAGATACTGGACCAACATAAACTGCAGCATAGTTTCCACCAGGACCATCACCACCACCAAAACGAATATTAAAAGTAGTCCCAGGAGAAACTTGTCCCCAAGTAATAGAATTTAATCCACCAGCGCCAGAACTTCCAGGTCCACCACCAGCAGTTAATGCTACCGAAGTTCCTGATGTATGAAAGGTTCTCCAAGTACCAGCATCATTAATATAACCAGTGTTTATAGTTCTCCAAGTCCCACCGTCATTTACATAAATTGCAGTTGCTGTTCTCCAACTTCCATTATCATTAACGTAAGCAGTCATTATGTTCCTCCATTATTCGTAATATTCTGTGAGTTTTGGTTTAGTTGGCCATGATTTTTCGTCAAAGAAATCAAATGTTCTAATGTTGGATACATTATCAGGTAAATCACGAAGAGCTTGTCTATAATCTTTTATTTTTTGACTTACTTTAACACCTTTCTCAAGGGCATAAGCAAAAACAAAGTCGGTTTGTTGAAGTTTTTTATCTCTTTCATATTTAAGATCTAACCAAATTTCAAAGTCTTTTACTTTTAATTCTTCTGGAGTTAAATCACGAACTTCATACTTAGCATAGATTTTTTTGTTCTCTTTGTCAATCTCCCACTCTTTTTCAGAAAGAGTTGTATATGTCTGTTCGTAGGTTACTTTTGGTTCGTTGTAAATGTATTCGTAAATTGTGTAAGTTACGGTTACTTCTTCATCACCATGATCCCACTCTTCAGGTAGATTAGTATGAACTACATGATTGTGTGGTACTGTTTCTGGATAGTTTTCATGAAGTAGTTTCCATCCATCATTAACAAGAAGATACTCGTCAGATACGAGAGCACCGTTTAAAAAATACCAATTAGGATGAACTCTTGTAGTCCAATCTGGAAGTAAATATCTTTTATTCCTCTGTTGTTCATTCCATTCAGCAGTTGGCTCTGGAATTTCATCAGGAATCCAATAATGCTTTTCTTCAGTTTGAGTTTCTTGTTTATGCCAACCCATTAGAATATTCCCTAAAATAACTAACTAAGATATATTTAGTATTTGTACCAGATGTCTCCATTAGATCCACCAGCTGGGTTGCCACTAGAAAGTGTTCTATTTCCAAAGGCATTTTGAGAACTGGATCCAAAAGTAGTTGCAGTAATTGCACCAGCACTAAAGTTGCCAGATCCATCACGAGCAACAATTGCTGATGCGGTGTTAGCACTCGTAGCAGTTGTAGCACTATTAGGAATAGATGTTAATGAAGCACCAGATCCAGAGAACGTAGTGGCAGTTACTGTACCATTTACATCTAATGCTGTTGATGGATTTACTTTTCCTACTCCAAGATTGCCACTTACATAAGCCCCACCAGTAACTTGAAGATTTTGATTTGCGGTTCCAGTTGCTGAAGTTGCTCCAATTAAAAACTCCCCAGTGGGGGCAAGTGTATATCTATATGAAGTTCCATCAAAGACACCAAATCCAGTAAATCCATTAGATGTTGGATCTGCGTTAAAAAAGGTATAATTATTATTTGTCGTACTATTAGTGATTCTTAATGCAGCAGCTGCAGAATTTCTAATATGAACTCCATTAACTGCTGGAGATGGAGTACCAACACCCAAAACTCCTGTTACGAAAGCGCCTCCAGTAACCTGAAGTTTTGCTCCTCCAGTAATACCACTGGCACCGATGAGAACTGGACCATTACTAAATGTTCCAATTCCAGCGGTATTTACATCTCCAGAAAAACCTCCAGAAAAAGATGTTGCAGTTACAACTCCAGCAATAGTAACGTTGGTCACTGCAATTCCAAGTGCAGTAATATTACCAGTTACTGTGAGAGATGGAGTTGTTGGACCTGCCGTACCAACTCTGTTTTTTATAGTATCAACATTAATCTGTGACATATCCTGGATACTACTTTTTTAGTTATTTATCCTCATTTTAAATTCAAATTCAATGATACAGTTATTCTCCTCTTATCTGAGGTATTTTTTTCAACTAGATGTGGGACAAATGATGGGAAAAATATAATATCTCCTTCTTCTATATCATCAAACTGTTGAATAGGTTGATACATTCTATTATTAATTTGATTTGTCACAAATGTTCTTGTGACAACATGAGGATTAAAAAACTTAGGAGATTTATGCACTTGAGGATTATATTCAAGGAAATGAATCATTGAGAAATGATCTGGATAATGATCATGCCTTTCCTGATAATCGTTTTTATCATAGGCGTTATACCATATAGATCCAATTTCATAATTGGGAAGTTTATTCGTATTCACTTGCATTACATGTAAAAATTCGCATATGATATCATGATAGAAATGTTTGTAAGCATTCATGACATTCCTATCAAGATGGTAACTTGTTTTTACATCACAATCCCAGTTACTATTTTTACATTTTTCTCCAATATCTTTTTCAATGATCGGCACTAATTGTTTTTTTGCCCAATCATTGAAGTGTCTCTGCCTATACTGATATTTTGTCGTATAAAAAGTGGTGGGAAAAAATTCCCATTTCATATTAACTGTCATAATAATTAAATCAAACTTTTTTTATTCTAATTGCGCCTGGTTGTACTGCCGATCCCCAAGAACTTGGATCACCTGGGAATGTTCCACCCACACCAAAAGATCTATTTGTCACACTACTTGGATCTGCATATCCATTTGCACCTGCGGCACTAAATCCACCAGAAGTATTGTTACCTCCAGCCCCACCAGCCCATCCGCCGCCTCCTCCACCGCCTGAACTATCTCCAGGAGCTACTCCTCCATATCCACCACGAGCATATCCAGATAATCCTGCGGATGGAGTATTTCCAGCTCCACCTCCACCATATCCACCAATTCCTCTTGGTGCATTTCCTCCAGGTGAGGTAGTTTGTCTTCCACCACCAGCAGCTCCTCCAGTATTTCCACTGGCACCTTGAGCACCTGCTCCATCAGGTCCAGGGTTACCTGTTGGACCTCCACCACCTGCTCCACCAGCAGATCCAGGAGCTGCTTGCCCTCCTCCACCGCCAGCAACAAGAATTTCTGTTCCTGCGGCGCTTGGTGTGAGAGTTAATGCAGATCCACCTCCACCACCATAACCAATTGGAGACCCACCAGATTTACCACCTTGCCCCAGATGTATCCAATAGGTTACACCAGGAGAAAATGTATATGTTCCTTGATTATTTCCACCTCTTCCACCAGCTCCACCACCACCGCCAGCACCATAGACACTAACTTGAGCAGTTAAAGAACCAGAAACCTGAAAACTTCTTGTAGAATACTCAAAAATTGTAAGATCTCCACTTGCAGTTAGATCCCAAGAAGTTTGACCTCCAGGTAAAGCTGGAGAAATATTAGTTAGTGTTGCCGAAGGAGGAGGTGGTGGTGGAGCTGGAGGGATGGGTCTTTTTCTAAATCCTTGACCAACTCTAACACCACCAAGAGATGCAATTCTTCCTAAAAAAGGCATAATTACCAGAAACCTCCGCTTACCGATCCAAAAACTTCATAATTTGTCGCTGTACTTGCCGACCCTGTTACATTAATGATTGAAAAATTAAAAAATGCATATCCTGTCGTTGTTGTAACGCCAGATACTGCAGCACCTAATGATCCTCCAATCCACCTAATTGTTCTTGATGTATCATTAAGTGTAATTGCAGTGCAAGTTCTTGCTACTCCTGAAGAACTTACTGCTAAAGTCAATGCTATTGAATGACCATTAAAATCTGATGATGTAGGAATTCCACGAAGATTTACAGTAATGTCTCCAGTTGGATTAGTGCAAATACCAATATTACCACTACTTGAATTATACGTCAAATCCGCAGTGTTTCCATTAATTAAAACAACCTTCTCAGCGCCAGTTATAACTCTAAGTTCATTTGGAGCAATTGGAATATTTGTTTCAAATGCCTTCTTTGTATCATTGTAAGTAAATGTTTTATTTGTTTCCCCATAAATTAGAATTCCATCACCACTAGCACCAGCATCAGTTGGAGTTGAAGTTGATCCAATACCAACTGACGAAGATCTAAGGTTTAGAACTGGTGTATCAATAGTAACTACACTTGATCCAATACTTAATTGATTATTTCTGCCGCTGTAATTAGATGCACTTAAAACAGTGGCTGTAATAATTCCAGTGATGTTGGCTCCTAACGGAAACGAAGGAGCCCCAGTTCCTGCCTTATTTACAATTGTATCAACTTGTACTTTAGACATTTATTTACACTTTTTGAGTATTTATTATGCCTGAGCTTCCGTCCAGGAAAGACGACCAAATACAGTAACTGTATTAGCACCAAGATTAGTAACAATAATTGATAATGTATCTGGACCATCTGGGAAAATACCAGTATTTGCCGTAGATCCTCCACCACCAATAATAGAGTTTCCTAAATCTCTAACTCTATCAAGATCAACTGATTGGGCACCCGCACCAACGAAGAATCCAGCGGTAACTTCGCCACCAGTGATGGTTGTGGATCCACCAGCATAAGATGCAATTTGCGCCAAACTGGAATTAACTTCTGTTAAAGACCCACCAACAGCATTTGTCCAAGTAGTTGCTGTGCTAGGAATTCCGTTAAGAATTGCTTGTACAAGTAGGTTTGTTGAAGCCCCTCCAGTTGAAGTAATATCCAATGCACGAAGAACCAACTGCATTCGGTTAATCAGTTCTCTTTGACCAATGTTTGCACCAATACCATTATCACAAGAAGGTGCTACACGAATTGCTAAAAGTGCTCTTGTTGCTCCTGATGTAATTGAAGTTGCTGTTCTCTGTCCAAATGTGAAAACCAGAGATTTATCATCGTCAAATCTACCATCCATAATGACAGAAGTTCCCCAGTGTGAAATAGATGGCGCAAATGTTGGATATGCAAGTTCTATAGCAACTGGATCTAAAGCAGAAAAAGTGAATGTTTGTCCAGTTGATGCTCCCATAGAAACAATGGTAACAGATGGGTTACCTGTAGTAACTGCTTTACTTAGTACAAGTTCTCCAGGTCTAATGGCAGTTACAAAAGTGTTATCTGGAACACCAGATCCAATTACTCTCATTCCAACTTGAACGTTTGTAGTGCTACCTGTAGCGACGTTTGTATTCGATGACATAGTAAGAGTTTGTGTGTTTCCAGGAAGTCCTCTAGTTAAACCAGTAAAAGTATTTCCAGAAATACCATTATAATTTACGTATTCATACGTCGATGCATTTCTGATTACAACGGTTCCTCTTGGAGGGAAACCTCCAGTAGATGTTACACCAACTGTAGTATCTCCCGAATTTAAAGTTGAGGTAATTCTAGTGGTTGGAGGAATACTTTCAACCTCATATCTTGCTGGTAGGTTACCAGATCTCATGTAAGCTTCGCTATTGACATTATTATTGACAAGTTTGTGGCAATATTTTACACTGCCATTGTCTGCCCTATATCCCCAACGAATGTATCCAGCACCATACCATGAGTAGTCAATATAGAACATCTGCATCTTATTGAAGTCTATACTATATCCAGATGGACCAGATCCGTCCATTTTATCAAGATTCCACTCACTCTGAGGAATTCTCAAATCAACAGTTCTTGATGCAATAACAAATTCAGCATTAGCACCTCTGTAAGAAGGGCTGATTGTCATGCTAGTGTCACTTGCAATATCAATAACTCTGTATGACATTCCACGAATAACAATAAAGTCTCCAATGTTTAACTGTTTTGCAAAATATGTTGGGAATGAAGAGTTGGTTTGAGATACAGTATTTGAGTTTTGTACTACACTAATTCTTCCAGAAAGTTGGAATGTTGAACTTCTACGGCAAACATATGCTTGCTGACCATCATGTTCAAAGAAGATACCATTTTGCGAATCAAATAAACCAAGTCTTGTCTTAGATCCATACCAAGAATTAACAGAGATTACAAAGTTGCCAGAAGCAATGGTTGTTGTTGGGGTTGATCCTGCAGTATATTGGAATGTATTAAATCCAGTTACATTTGTAATTTCAAATGTTCCATTATATGCAGTTTCATTTGCTCCACTAACAGTAATTGTAGAACCTGGGAGAATATTATGTTGCTCTTTTGTTTGAACTGTAACTATAGTTCCAGATGAAGTAAGTGAATCTATCTGATAATTTGGTTTTAAGATAGTACCAGAACTGACTTGAATACCTTTACCAGACTGATAGCGGAAGTATCTTCTAGTTTGACGCACTCCCTGTTCAAAGTTACCACTTGCATTATTTGAGAAGAGAGTTCCGCCATCAAAGGGTCTATGTAAGAATTGTGCTTGAGGGAGAACATAAACAGATCCACTACTTACTGCTCCTGTAGGTGCTGCATTTGCAAATACTCTAAATGTCGTACTATTTACAATGCACGATACTGGGAAAGATCCGTTTGGTGCGTTTGATGATGCTGTAGTTCCAACGATTGCTACCTCATTTCCAATTGCAAGTCCGTGAGGGACTGATGTTACTACTGTAATATCAGTTCCAGAGTAAGTAATTGTTGGTGTTCCTCCGATTGCTGCCCCAGTATATAAAGTTCCTCTAAAAATTTGTGTTTTATTTACATCAAATAAAGACGTTACGTTAGAGGTATTAACTGATTTACCTGTATATGTGATTGTATTAGATCCACCACCAGATTCAATAGTAAAGTTTCCGTTAGCAATGTTTAAAAAAGTATCATAAACGAAGATTGGTGTTCCATCAGCAGGGAATGTTCCAGAGGACAGAACAACTGTCACTGTTCTGGAGTTTGTATTCATCGTGATGGTACTAATATTAGGAATAGACTCCTCGGATGGGAAAGCAAAGGGTCTATTATTAACTAGTCCAATATTTTCCCACTTGGTTGTCTGAAGCCCATACTCAAAGTCAGTGTCAATCAGAGCTTGTGGTTGAGTAACTCTAAATTTATCAACAGGATCTAGAAGAGGTTCAACTGGTTGAATATATGTAGAATCATTTTCATAAAAAATCTGCAAGTCATCAGTTGCAGACATTGATGAAGTGTTTGTTTCAAGTGTTATCGTGGTTTTTCCTGTCGTAGCGTTATAGGAAACACTAGCACCTTTAGTGGGATCTGCAAAATTATATAATAAGGTGCCACTAGTAACATTTGTGATGATCAGTAGTCTCTTTAGAGAGACTGCACCATCAAATACAATCGTTCCAGCGTTAGCAGCTCCTGGAGTAAATACATAATTAAACTGTAATCTCTTTGCCATATCCCTGGATAATTATCTTTAAGGTATTTATGATTTGATCAACCACCAAGAGCGATACTGTACGCAATCGCTAAGGTGTCTATCGCAGTGCTGGAAACTGTCCCAGTTACAACTAAATTACTTGCAGTGAGAATTCCTGTAACGTTTCCATTATTATCAACATTCAAACTATGATTGATATCAACATCAGATTCTACGGTAATTTTTGAACCAGTTGTTCTTGCTGAAAGTTCGTCAGCAGCTATTCTAGACATTTGGAATATCTCCTAATTGAAGGACATCAATAATTAAAGTTTTTCCAATACCAACAGTAACACCAACACCTGAAGCGACAGTTACGTTAGGAATAACTGTAAAAATGAATGTACTTCCATCACCAGCATTTGTAGTATCAAGTGTGATACTTTCGGAAACCGTTGATGCAGCAGAGATATAACCAAATAGACCATCACGGTCTCCAACCTGCTCACCAATTACACCAACGGTTGGGAAAGAGATTGAAACTGTGCCACCAACTGATACTGCGGTAACACCTGTTCCAAGAATTTTAATATCGGTAATTGCGTATCCGACTCTAGCAGTACCAGATTGAATACCAACACCTCTTGGAAGATCATCTAAAAGTGCAGCACTTCCAGTGAAGGTAGTTGCATTGACACTGGAAGCGGTAATGATTCCAGTTGCTCTAATGTTTCCTGTAGCAGTAAGATCGGAAGTATTAGTTCTACCACCAACAGTCACATTATCCTGAAAAGTTACTGCAGACTTTGGATCTACTGTGTTTGATACATTATAATCTTCAAAAATTTGAAAGTCTAATACATCTCCACCAGCAGCAGGAGATTCTAATACAACGGTAACACCATCTCTTGCAGTATAATCAGAACCATCAACTAGATGAACACCATTTCTGAATACAGAAAGGAAGTTGATGTTATAACCACCAGGAATAGTAAAAGATGTTTGTCCGTTAGTTGCAGTAAGGCTTATCGTCCTATTAACAATGTTGGACGTAAGCGTTACTGGATTTCCTATCGTCATATCGACCTTTTTTTAGTTATTTATGTCTGATAGCAATTAACCTCACCCTTTGCCCAGAAAATAATCTGAAAAACTCTACGTGCAATATTAGATTTAACTTTAGTTACAGTATGCCAGTTCCTATAGTCTTTTGAGTTCTTGAAAAGAATACTAGAGTTATCCTTATATTTAATAGTCAATTTATTTTCAAATTCATCAATCTCTGGATTCTTATCGTTATCATTACCGTCCAGAAAAATAAAGTCTCCACCTCCACCCCTCCAACAAAGATGTGGAAAGAAGAAAACGTGTGATGCTAATTTTCTGCAGCAATCACTATGAGGGCAAAGATCTGATCCATCTTCCATGATGGACCATTCAAAACCAATATCAAAATCATCTATATTTAATAGGTTCTTAACCTTGTTAATATAGTCTTCACTCTTAAAATAATCTATAAATCCTTCCCACTCAGAATTAATCGCAGAGGTCTCAAACAAATTATCTTTAATTTTTGAGTTAAAAGATAAAAACTTCTTCTTATGCTCTCTCTGATTGTTTCTACGATTATTGCCATCAAAATCCTCAAACTTAGAAGAACTAGGATATTGCTCCGTCAATCTATCAAATGTATGAGGATTAAAAGTTTTTTCAGAGAAATATCTATAGTTCCCAATATCTTCAAAATTGAAATTGATCATAATTTAAATACGTTTGAACTACAGACAAATCAGCAGGAACATCAACTCCATGAGTAAAATGATCAATCGCATGACAATTGTATTCGTACCCGATTTCTATCCACTTCATCGGATGAATTTTTTCCAAAACTTCTAAATTAGTTTGTGGTATTGACATAAAATTTTTTAACTGATCTCTAGTGTAAGAATAAACACCAACATGCCTATAACCAGTATTCAAGGGGTGACGAGTTATATAAACAATTTTTTTCTGGTAATCATCGGCAATTGCTTTACAGATGTTTTTATCTGCTATTTGAAATTGATCTAAAGGTGATATCAAACAAGTTGGATTTTTAGTAATCAAACTTTTTTCGTATAGTCCAATCAAATCTTTTTTAGTAACCAGAGGTTCATCCGCTTGAAGTTCTACAATCCTATTCGTTTTAATCTTAGAAATGTACTCGGATATTCTCTCAGTAGAATTATTATGATTACCCGTTATTTCAACAAATATTTTGTTCTTAATACATTCATTCAAAATATCGTGATGATCTGTTAAAACGATAACATTATCCTTTCCAAAGGCATCAATTGCATTCCTTGCAGTATGAACAACCATGGATGTTCCGTTGATCTTAGAAAGTGCTTTTCCAAAGAATCTAGTGCTACCAAGTCTTGCTGGAATTAAGCAAGTGACATCCATAGGTCTCTATAAGAATTACCATACATCGTACCACAGGTATTACAGTTTTTGCAAGGAGAAATGTCTCTATTTTCTAAAAGAACTTTCCTATACTTTTGATAGGTCAAATCCTTCCAGACATCCATAAGATGATTAGAGAATATATTTCCCAAGATATACTTTTTAGACCAGTCCTGAGGGCATAGGTAAGTGTCTCCGTTGTGATTAATGTACATGTAATATAATGGATAGTTACAAGGTTTTGTTACATCAATTTCTCCACCATAATTCACATATCCAGATCTATTTGTAAGAGTATCAAAAGACTGCCATCTTTCTCTTAGAGAATAACTCAGACCATTCAATAAACTCTCAAATTTTTCTATTTGATGCGGACCATCATACATGCTAATAGAAACATGATCAGGTAGTTCCGCAATTTCTCTTGTCAGAAAATCACCATTCGTAACTAACTCTGCAGTCCATTTGGTACTTTTGACTGCTTTAATAATTTCCGAAACATTTGGATTTTGTAAGGGTTCGCCAAATCCACAGAAACAAAGAATTCCTTCAAATCCAATTTCCTCCAGATCCTTTTTAATTTTCAGTGCCTGTTCAACAGACATGTATGATCCTTCATCTTTCCAACCATGCGCTCTAGGGCAGAAATCACATTTACGATTACAAGTTGGACTGATGTTGATCTCAAGAAATGATGGAATAGGATGCCCATCAAATAAAATAACTTTATCCGTTCTTTCTTTTTTCCAAGTTTTATAGTCCATCAAAAATAATTAAAGTTGAGGGTAATTCTTCTCCAATCATCAGTACAGTTTGTGCTGTTATGAAGAATGTTCGACTTAAATATTGCCAGACGATTTTCTACGCTTTCAATTTTTGCACCATCTTCAAGTGCGGTGTATCCATTATTGGAATTAACATAATAGACTGCAACAAAAAGATCATGAGGCGAATCATAATGCTTCCCATGAGTTACAAATTGATTTTGATTTACATATAAGTTTCCTTTCACCCTAGACAATGCTTTTGGTTTTAAAATATTTAAGATTGGAAGTAGAATTTGATAATCTCTAGAGACATGAACATTATAATCAGTATGATATTCAAAGAAAGTGTGATAGAAATAAGAAAATGGAAATGCCTTTTCCTCTATGTCCTCAGTGATATTTTCTTGAAAATACCAATCACAATGATTCATCATGTAATCTTTTAGTTGAAAAAAATGCTCTGGAGATAAAGCATTATCAATGACCTCATAATTTTTCATAAAAATCTTTTGCTTTCTGAGAAATAGTTACTGGTTTAAAATATTCACAATTTTCTTTTGTCTTTTCAAATAAATCATGAGGTTTGTTGAAAGGGAGTACCTCATAATCCTTATGCTTATCCCCTGTTAGTCTAACATAGTTTTCGTGCAACACCAATAGGTCATCATACAGTTGTTCAGGTGGTTTAATTCTGTCAAGAGAGAGGAAGTTATAAATCCAGTAATTCTTGTCCTCAAGATCATTCACAAAAACATCCTGAGCATAAGTCATAAAGTCTCGCCAAATCTGAGGTTTTCTATCCCAAGAAACAGTATATGTTTTTGAAGTTGCTTCATGAAATTTTCTCTGATTTTTTAAATCCCCAAGATCATCTGGTAGATCTGGTTGATAATGTATATCACTCTTGTATATTTTTACAGGTTTTTTACAGAAAGCAGCATATACCATACTAGAAGTCATCCCATTAGTATAGACAACTTCTGATAATTCTAGAATATTTTTTTGTTTCTTTCTCCAATCAACATCAAATCCATTGAATCCTAAACAGTAAATCTTATCAACTATTTCTCTCGGATAATGAGTCCAATAATATTCGTAGTCTTCTGGAAATGCAATATAAACTGGATTATCATGTCCCAACCCTTTAAGTTCATCAATTAAATCTTTAATTTTTTGAGGATCTTTAGACAACCAAGTTTTAAATGGATTATCTCTCTTCGGTAAAAATACAGTTTGATATCTAGGAGTTGCTTTTATCGCATGAGAATCGTAAAGATACTCTGCATATGCAAAGGGAGAACAACCACCATAACGACCCCTCTTCTCTACTTTTTTATTACACTCATTACCCCAAAAATACTTAGCACTAGGGTATCCCATGATTTCACACCATGGAACTGGATTAAAAAAATTTTCTATACCAACACTATTATTTGTTAAAAACAAAAAATTAGATCCACACCAATCATTTAAGATTGTTTTTTGAGAAAAAGATGAATGTGGATCTAATTTTGTTTCTCTATTTACAAATATATTTCCGTTGATATCAAAATCAATTATTGGTAGATGCATTAAAATTTCAAAACTCTATTTTATATATTTTATTACTCTTCCAGTCCAACTACATTTCCATTTTCATCAATAACTAAACCTTGAGTTCCTTCTCCACCATTATTTGGTGGTCCTTCAACAGAAATCCAAATTTTGTGTCTATCGTCATAATAGTATTCTGATTCATTTCCTGGGCAAGGAACCGCTGGCACCCACTTAAATGTTTCCAGATCAAGAGTTCTAGACCCTGCTACGTCAAGAGCATTTTTCTCTTCAAAAGCATCATACTCTGGATGATACTTTGCTCCGATGCAGGCAAAGTTTTTTCTAGAACCACCATCTCTCCAAGTTTGAATCCATTCTGTGGCGTTTGGGAAAGTATTGATTACCTCTTGAGAAGCAACGATAACTTCCTCAATAATATGATTGCCATTTACTCTTGCAAAATACGTTAAATCTTCCATAATTCAATTTTATACGGGTACAGATATAATAACTAGACCATTTGATCCTGTTCCACCGCCAGAGTTGGATTCTCCACCACCTCCGCCACCACTACCATAATTAGATGCTGATCCAGCATTTCCAGGACCTCCACCACCAGGACCTCCTGGCGCACTTCCGTTGGGGTTCCATTGTCTAGATCCATGAGGAGGTCCAGGACCAGCTCCTCTACCACCTCCACCGCCACCAGCACCAAAACTATATGGAGTTCCTGCAATAGTTAAAGAGATTGCAGCTGTTCCAGTTGAACTATTCGTAGGAGAGGCTGCTAATCCACCACCTCCACCACCTTGTCCAAATCCTGGATTAGATGCATATGAGTTACCACTAAATCCTTCTGGTGGGTTAAATCCCCCTTCATTTCCAGACCCACCACTAGTTCCAGTGTTAAAAAATGGACCAGATCCACCACCATTACCACCGTTTTGACCATTATTACCACCACCAACACCACCACGTCCTCCACCAGTTGCACTAAAACCAAATGCGCTGGATGGATTTCCTTTAGTGTTTGCACCACCCCCAGATCCAACAGTAACTGTTACAGGAACTCCTTGAATTTGAGGATTTTGTAATGCACCATTGATGGCATTAGGAATTGTTTCATTAAATGAAATTGCAGGTGCTCTAAAAGTGGCAGGAATACCAGGAAAACTTGCACGAATTCCTCCTCCTGCTCCACCGCCACCTTGACCAAGTTGAGTGCCAGGAGAACTTCCACCCCCTCCACCACCTGCAACTACAAGATAATCAACATAGGTTGAATTCGTTGAGACATCAGACCTAATAACTCTAGAGAATCCAGTATTAGAATTTTTTGTTGGATTATAACTAGATCCAGATTTTACATTAACTGATCCAGTTGATGTAAATACAAAATAATTCCTAGTTCCATCAGTACTGGTACTGGCTGCTCCAGTTTGACCAGTAATTGTGATGGACTTAGTAATATTATCAGTAACTCTGATACTTGATCTTAATCTTTGAATTGGCATATTAGTTACCTAATCACTGAATTCTTTCGAAAGAACATGTAGCGTGAATAGTGTTAATTGGATTGACTTGAACAGTAATGGATCTACCTTCTTCAACATAGATTGAAGATGCTTTATCCATGAGAACCAAACTGGTTCCTGTCGCAATACCAATGTTACTAGAAAGTGAGAAACTTACTCCCAGACCAGCAGCAGCAGTATGAGTTCTTACTGTTGCATAACCAACTGTTGAGTTGGTTATATTTGAAAGGGTAAGGTTGTTGATTTTTAGAACAGCACCACTTCCAGCAGCATTTGAAACGAGAACTGTTGGAGCAGCAGTGTCTAAGTTGATTGCGGTTGTAAAACCGACAATTGTTGTTACACCTACAATATTTGGAGCAGCCATAGTTAAATTCTAATTTCTTGTCTTGTTGTATTTATATTTATAATTTATGCCCTTAGTGGGGGGTCAGCAAGAATAAACTTAAGACCGACAATTCTACCACTATCAATAGGACTTAATCCAGTTAATGACGCACCACTACCAACAAGAATTGCATTGGCACTTGAAACAGAAACTGCGCTTACGTTTATATTGCCAGTAGTGGTAACTCCACTAAAGTTTGCATCACCCGTAGTAACCAAACCAACAATGGACAATCCATTCGTAAATTCTGTTGGTCCATCGCCAGTGGAGTTTAAAATTGCATTCGCTTTTATATCCATATCATGCTCTAAATGGTACAGGGTCAAGAATCATTCTTAATGCAACACTCTTTCCTCCAGTTATGACGGGAAGACCAACCATTTGAGATCCATCACCAGAAAAAGTTCCAGTTATGACCCCAACAACACTCACATTTGTTGCAATAACAGAGTTCGCAGTGCTAACACCAGTAATATTTACATTTCCAGCAACACTTAATACGCTACTTGATCCAAAAGTAGCACCTTTTGTTAATTCAGGTGCGCCTTCATCAAGTTTGTTAGATATCGCATTAACTTTTATTTTAGACATTTTAACTAATTAGTGCGTATGCAATGACTTTTGCTTCTGAAACAACAGGTATATTTGTTAGTCCAGAACCATCACCAGAAAAACTTCCAGCGGTAATTGTTGTTGCGTTAATGCTTGTTCCAACAATATTAGATACTGTTGAGACACCAGAAACATTTACGTCTCCTTGTGCGATAAGTGTTTGCCCAGCAGGAACTGTAACACCATTTACAAATTCAACTGGACCATCATTTGTTAAATTAACAATCGAATTAACTCTAATTGCAGACTGAAGTGCAGGCATTTTTTATCCTCCTATGTTATTAAAGTTAATGCAATTGCTTTTGAATTGGTGGTTCCTGATAAACCAGTTAGCCCAATCCCACTGCCAGAAAATGTAGTTGCAGTGCATACTCCAGACATTGTGATATTAGTTGCAGTCAAATTTGAGACTGTCATAATACCAGAACATGTTAAATTTTCAACGTTCAATGTTGAAGTAGAAGGAATAACTGCCCCCTTTGTAAATTCTACTGGACCGCTTCCAGAGGCATCAGTGATTTTATTAACTCTAAGTGTCGACATAACTTATTCCTCTTTGACCTATTTAGAGAATTGCATAAGAAACACCAGTGCCAACAGTAACAGTTGCTCCAACTGCAACTTGAATTGGTCCAATCATACCATAGTTAGTTCCTTCATTATAGAAGTCTGGCATGATAATGCTGTCAGTGATTACAGAAGAGTTAGCAATTCCTCTACAGGTTAAGATACCAGTGGTGGAAACACCAGCTCCTCCACCTTGAATACTAATATCTACTGTGTTTCCATATGCTTTAAAAGTATTACCAGCACCAACAAAGTTCAGTGTAGTGATATTATTTGAAATTGGAAGACCAGCAGATGTAATACCTACAGTGGAAGGAACTGTTAGATTGAATGCCTTATAAGCAACAATCTCAACAGCATCTCCATTTTGTGCTGCAACATTTAGATAAACATTGACACCATCTTGTGCGATGTAATCTGTTCTTTCAAAGAGTCTGGCACCATTCAGATAAACATCAACATAACCGATGTTATATCCCGCAGCAAAAACAAATTGAGTAGTATCTACAGTTGGTTCAAATAGTTGTCTAGCAATAACTACTGGTGAGTTATCTGGATTATTACCAACGTAACCGTACTTTGATGGCATATCAATTTACCCCATCAAGAATACTGAGACTTAGATCTGCACTATTGTTTGCATTAACCGCTAGGTTAATTCTATCACCTGGTTGAAGTAATGTTTTACCTGCATCACTTACAACCAAAGAGCTTCCTGCAGGAACAGGAACACCATAAAGTAAATTATATGCAGTAGATCCACTTGCAACTTGAATAGTTGCTTCAATCTGACCTTGAGTAAGATTGGAAAGTGTTCCTCCAATCAGAACACTCTTGTTTGTGGCAACATAAGATGTTGTAACGCCCAAGAAACTTACGATTGTTCCAGTTACAGTAGAAGTGTTTGTTGATTGTATATCAACTGTTACTTCTCCTGTTCCAACTGCAGTTACTTTAGTTCCACCAATAAAATGAACATTATCAACTAGAGATCCAACTTGAATATTGGTAGTTGAAATACCAGTAATAGTTGTCGCAGCAGCGGCAAAAGATGCATTAGAACTGCTTGTAACAATTCCCGCTGCTCTAGTAAATGAATTGGTAAAAATTTCTGCCATTTTTCTTTATTTGTTGTGAGTATTTATTAACCGCCTAGGGCGATAGCAAGACCAATTGAGATACCCGCAGGGGGAAGTGTCATGGTTGCAGCAGACCCAGATGCTGAGAATGTTGCGCCGCCACCGACAATATTAAATAACGTAATTCCATAACCAACCTGATTGTTATCAGAAGTAATTCCGATAGCAGCAGTTAAATTTGGAGAGATACCATACAATCCAGATCCATCACCATAGAAGGTGACAACTCCAGATGTTGCAGTGACTACTCCAGCACCAATTTGAATATTATTAATTGTTGCAACACCACTTACCAATGCATCACCAATAACTGTCAGTCGTGATGTCGCATTGGTTGTTGCAATACCAACTCTTCCAGAATTTATACTTGAACCAAGACTGATGTTACCACCACCTTCGTTTAAGTGTAGATCTTGGAATACTCCATTATAAGCACCAATTCTACCCAAACGCTGAGTAGTATCGAAACCAACATAAACATGACCAGAGATATTACTACCAACTCTTAGTTGTTCGGTAGTTCCATCCCTAATCTCAGTTTTTACTTGTGGATTTGTTGTACCAATTCCAACAGATCCAGATACATATGCTCCATAAGGAGTTGCCGCACTACCAACTTGCAATCTCTGATTAGCAGTTCTAGTCGATGAACCAGTACCAATCAAAACATATCCAGAAGTTGCAAGAGTAGAAATACCAGTGTTTCTAAAGTTGGTATTTCGGATATTTGTAATAATACCAACACCGATTGTTGCTTCTGCAGGAACAAAAAGTGCTGTAATAGTTCCAAATCCAGTTACATTTAATCTGGTTGAGGTAGTAATACCAGGAACTAACAGGTTTGCAAATGACGCACCACCCGCGAAGTTAATTACCTGACCATTCAATGTACCTGAAATATTTGCATCACCATAAATGTTAAGTGATGTGGTTCCAGAGGCAACAGGACCACGAACATCTAACAGAAATCCTGGTAAGTTTGTTCCAATACCAACAGATCCACCAATACCTGTTGCAAAAAGAATTGTCCCTGCAATACCAACGAAAAGTCTATCGTTGAAGGTTCCAATTCCCGAGACGGCAATATCGGTTGCAGCGATACCACCTCTAACATCTAACTTAACCCTTGGGTTGGTACTACCGATACCAACCTTTTCACTAACAGTATCTGCGAGGATGAGGCTTGTAAAGACCTCAAGACCGTTCTTGACAACAAAATTCTTATTTACTGCCATTCGGGTTCACTCTCCCCCTATTTTTTACTATTTATCTAGAATCAAGTTACAAGTCTGACTCTGAAATTTCCAGGTCCAGGGTTTCCACCTTGACGTGTAGAAATAATGGTTACGGATCCATCAGTATATCCAGATCCTCCCCCACCTCCACCGCCACCATTTCCACCATTTCCGCCAGTTGCACCATTACCACCTTGACCACCACCATTTAATCCAAGACCAGCAGTTTGTCTAATACCAAGACCCGCTTTAAATCCACGACTAATTACGTCACTATTGGTGACTATTCTGCCATCTGCAATTCTAAATTGAACATCGCCTAAATTTTGACATGGAGACAATCCTTGATTCCTATAATATCCTCCTCTTGGACATGGTAATACTCTTCCACCAAGAGGATTGGGAGCTGTTGCATCAGGGGATTGAGCAGCTCTACCGAAACTTGATCCAAAAACTCCATTTGGAGGTAGAGTCCCTGGTGCAAATAATACTCCACCAGCGCCGCCACCTGGACCAAACCCAGATCCGCCAGCAACATTTACACCACCAGCATCACCACCATTACCCCTATTTCCAGCATTTCCACCACCACCCATTACAGCAATCAATGACGCTCTTCTATAAAAATAGATGGCATCGCCAACGTTTGCCTGACTAAATCCAGTAACAAGATATTCTTCATTTCTCCTCATCGTAAATCTAATAACAGAAATTCCACCTTGACCACCAACAAATCCACCATTACCATTTCCAGCAGGTCCTTGCATTTCTACAATAACATCAATATCTTTTTCTACAGCATGTAAAAGTGTCAATGCATAAAAATTATTACCAGGGAATACATAATCTCTTTCAAATAAATTAACATTTTCTATTGTAGCAATTGTCGAATCCTGGGGAACTGTAAGAACTCTAATAAGTTCTCTAGAAGGAACAGTCGTGAAGGTAGCAGAGTTTGTGATGACTGGAGAATTGCAAGCAGTAGGGTGACTAATAATACATTTAACAGATTGAGATCCTGCTTCTTCAGAAGAAATTGTCATTGTAGATGACTGTGCTCCAGACACAGTATTTCTATACGTGGAAGTTCCACCACCAGTTCCAAAAATAATTTCAAAATTTCCGTCATTTCTATTATTAAATCCACCACCAGAGAAGTCTGCTGGAAATGTTCCCGAAACTTCTGTAACATAACTTCCATTAGTTACTAAAGTTGTATTAATAAATCCAGAACCACCACCACCTACTCCAACAGGACCTCCGCCTCCTCCACCAAAATATCCACCTCCACCACCAGAAGAATACAGAGAAGCAACACCATCACCACCTTTTAAAGCAGTTCCAGCATTTCCACCATCTCCACCAGTTCCACCAGCGGTTTGAGTTGCGGATCCTCCAGATCTTCCTGGTCCCTGATTTGATCCATTGCTAACACCAGAAGATCCACCGCCAGAAGCACCTCTTCCAGGGTCTCTATTTGCTCCACCACCCCCACCAGCAATTAAAACTGCATTTGATTGTGCAATACTTGTTATGAATAGTCCAGTGTATCCACCACCTTGAGCACCGCCACCAGTTCCAACAAATGTACCAGATCCACTTCCTCCGCCAGATGCAGTTGCTGCTGGGTTTTGTTGCGCTAAAGTATTATCAGAATGAACTCCAGCACCCGCAACGATTAATTTATAAACTTGGTTTTGAACAAAAGTAAATGTGCCTTGTGCATATCCACCGAGTCCTCCAGTGTTTCCACCTCTTTGTTCTGTTCCACCTCTTCCACCAACAGCACGAATTGTTGTAGAAAAAGTTCCTTGAGGAACTAAAGTATAAACAACACCTGGAGTAAATGATGAATATCTTCCGACAGTGTTAAAATTTACAGATACTGTTTGACCTGTAGATTCATTTGTAATATTTAAAACGGTTAAAGATACTCCACCACAAGCAGGAGTATAAGTATTAGTTCCATTTACAGCATTAACACATCCTATTTGCCATTGATAATTAACAGGACTGCTATCAGTTGCTACTCCTTCAGCGGTAAATGTTGCGTTTCTTCTTTGTGCAGCAGTAGCATCTGATGGATTTTTTGTTATGCTGATATTGGGAAAAACATTTATAGTTGCAATATTAGTATCTGAAGGATCATTAAGAGCATTACCTGTAGATTTTGCTATTCCAACTTCTTCGTAAGCAGATGGAATATAATCAACTCTTAAGAAAAATTGTCTTCCAAAATCATTAGTTGATAAATTAGATATTGTTAGGGTTGTTGTAGAAGATCCAACAACATTTGGACCATCAGTTACAGGACCAACTCCAACTTCATACCATTCATATTTTATTTCACCACTATTTTCTGCTGGATTTGTTGGAACTTGTGTGGGAAAAGTTGCCGTGGCAAGTCCAACAAAACTGACAGTAGATCCAGCACAAACTGAAACTGAACTTGGGTGTTGGAGGATAGTTATTACTGGACCGTTTAATTCGATCCTAGTTGGAATATCTTTAAAGACCTGTAAATCTATAGGGCTCATAAGAAGTTCTGTCCTCCAACAATACCATACATTCCATCACTAGTTAGGTTAGATCCATCAAAGATTTTGAATGAATAGATATCCGTTCTATCAGCAGTTGTAGTTACAATAGGTAGAACTCCACTTGGCCAGAAGATTGGAATTACGTTTCCACCAGATGTTCTGAATGTATCAATTCCAACACTATTACCACCAGTAGAATCTTGCTTCAACTTCAAAGTAAATGCTGTAGATCCAGGAGGTGCATTAACCAAAGTAAATTGATCAATTCTATCATTAACTGTGAGAGTAAATGTGAGTGCTCTACTAAGATCAAGAGTTACAACATTTGAATTGATAGTGACTGGTTCAACAACTTCATAGTATGTCTTAAATCTTACCGCACCATCAATATCTAATTTTTCTCTTGGAACGCTTGTACCAATTCCAACACTTCCAGATGCAACAGCGGAGAGTGTTAATGCTCCAGGTCCAACTGCCAGCGTAGTGGTGGTAACGAATCCTGCATTAATTTTACCTGTTCCGCCATTCAGATCATATTGATATGCAGTAAGCATTCCACCTACAGCAACATCAGATATAAATGTTACAAACCCAACAAAGATTGACTTGTTATTCACATAGAGATCAGTTGTTCCCGCACCAGCAACACCAAGTTCAAGATTGTAGTTTGGTGTGGAATTACCAATACCTGTATTGTTCAGATATGTGTTGTAGATTCCTGTTCCAAGTCCAGCAGCAACATTAGACCAACCACTAGCAGCAATGTTGAGATTGGTTAGTCCAGATCCATCTCCACTGAAGTTGAGTGCATAGCAAGTTCCAATAATATTGGTATTTCCATTGACATGTAACTTAAATGGACTTGCGCCAGTTCCAATTCCAACTCCAAATCCATCCACACAGAATACGCTAGATCCAGATCCAACTTTTAAAGTACAATCTCCAGGAGAAGTTGTTGCAATTCCAACCTGGTCATAGACCATAATATCAGATTCTTTGGACAAGCTAATTGCACCAAAGCGATACCAATCATTATTAGAAGTATAAACCCATCCAAGATAACCACCTTTATCTGGGTTATCTAGATAATTAACATCACCTGGGTTACCTGCAAGAATTGGAGTTGCAATACCTACAGTATATTTTCTAGCAACAGTAGCTTCACCTTGAACAAACAGAGATTGAGCTTCAATACCTTTAGGGGAACTAGATGTTATTTTGTTGGTAAAGACAACAGGACCATTAAATTCAGAGAGAGTTTTGTTATCTGGACCACCTTGAACTTTAACAGATCTATCAAACGATCCCTCAAGAGCATTTGTAATATTGATTGATGGAAGACGGCCAATATCTTCACCAGTAACTGTTTGAACTGGGGTTTCAAAGATTTCTTGAACACCAGTGATTGTACTGATCTTGGTATTTCCGTTAAAAGAAATACCTCTGTCGTTCATTCCAGTGTAGAAATTAACACCGCCATTTAGTTTAGTAGATTGTGAGAGAAGTTCCTCTGTTGAAGAAAGAGCACGATCTTGCTTTAGTGGTAATGCAGTAGAGTAGTTACCAGGACCATATCCAACATATTCAAAAGTATGTCCAGACGCTCTGTTGATAGAATGTCTTCTAAATTCTATTGGATTTACAGAAATTTTTCTGACTACTGCATTATTGGCATGATTAACTGCTTTTGTTCCCAATACTCCACGGAAAACATAAAGTGGGTTTGCTGGAGTGCTAGGAACAGTAGTCTTAACACGAATAATCTCATCATCAATTACAAGATAATCACCAATATTAATATCAAGGTTTTGAATATTTTGAATATTGATTTGATCTGTAGATGCATCTGGAATAAGAGCGGACAGAGTAGTTGTAATTCCAGCATAGTTTGGAACCATTCTACCATTCAAGTTTTCATTATCTGCAGTGATAATACCATCATTAGAAGTAATTCCTTCACGGAATATGAAGATCTTTCCAGTTGCAGATGGTGAAGAAACTCCAATACCAAGATTAAGAGTTAAAGAGTTTTGTCCGATAATCTCTCTTACAATGAAAGATCCATTATAAGTATTTTGATCAGCACCGACTACACGAACCTTAGCATCAACTCTCAGTCCATGTCTGTTCTTAGTTGTTACTGTTGCAATTCCAGCAGAGAAATTGTAATCAATCGTATTTACTGAAATTGCTTGACCAGTATTATATGCACTAGCACCTGTTACATATTCTTGAGTTACTCCAGTGCTATTAACACCAATTATAGGAGTTGCCGATGCAACAGTAAATGACTTTGCAGCACCTACATAAACTTCACTAACTCTATAAAGATCATTGTACTTCAGATAAGTTTCTGATGTGACACCAGAAATACGAACAACATCACCAACGTTATTATAAATTTGCGTTACAGTGACAACTGCTTGCTGGAAAGCAAGAGTTGTTGTAACTCCAACAACTGCAAGTGTGTTACCAATACCATATGCAGATCCACCATCCATGATCTTGATGTTGGTAATACCACCGCCAGCATCAACAGTGATCTTTGCAGTAGCACCTTGTCCTGTGGTTGATCCAGCAAATCCTACAAGTTTTGCGTTATAGATTTCTCCAGCGGACCCAGATCCGTATCCAAGACCACTATTTGCAATACTAACTCTAGTAATTCTATTAAATCCGTGATCAATTTCAGTCCAAACTATATGCGAAGTGCCTCCAGTTGCAACAGAAGTAACAAGATCTGTTAGTCCAACACCAACTTCAATATCATTTACAAACTTAGTAACAGTTTCTTTGGTTACACTCTTACGAACATCATTGACAACAACCTCACCAATTGTTGAAGATAGAGCATATGATCTTGCAGCATCAGGATCAGACTGTGGATTATCTCTATTTGTTTGTGGATATAGTTCTTTTACTGGTTGAGAGAACTGTTGAGAAGTGAATGGAGATGCAGTTGGTGAATTAGATGCATTCAGAACAGTCAGATAATAAATGCCATCTTGCTCTCCAAAGATATAATTCTGCGCCTCTTCAGTTCTAAAGACGTAATATGTGTTTGTATAATTTTTTCTCTTAAAGTGAGGTAGATTGGTGTCTCTTGTATTAATGTCATTCTGGAAACCACCAGGGCTTGTTACAATACCAACACTAAATTGCTTAGAACTAGAAATACCAGTAACAACAAAAGTTCCATTGTAACCATCATTCATCACAGCTGCTACGTTTTCAGCACTCTTAATTTTGTTGAGTTCAACAACAGCGCCAACTGTCAAATTGTGAGGAAGTTCTGTTAGAATGTTTGCGGTTCCACCACTCCAGTTTGCATTAGCAATGAATCTATAATTTCTTTGCTGACCAACATTAGTGAGTGATCCAGATCCAAAATAAGTCTGAATCTCTGCAGTTGTTGATCCAATAGAAGTATTTGACTCTTGAATAATAAAAGCATCACTTGGCGGTCTTCCCAATGTTGGGGCAGCAGCAGGAAGAACATATCTGAAGCGATAAGTTGTATCTGCAGCGTTTCTATTATCCTGCTTTCTCTTAATGAAAGTTCTGGGGGTTGCTTCTCCAAGAACAGTGCTTCCCAGACTTACAATAGCATTATAAATCGTATTATCGGTTGCAGAGGTTGATACCTTAACATACCATTGAGATCTGGAAATATCATACTGAATTGGGTGCCCAATATCACCAGAGTTCTTATCAGACACTCTACTGACAACAGACAAGATTCCACCATTACTATTAATACTCAACGTATTTCCGTTCAATGCATCAGTCAAAGTCTTTGCAACTTTGATTTGAGTATTCGTGGTTAATCCACTTAAAGCATTTGAGTTGGTGACTGCGAAATAAACTTGGTTTGGTGTTAAACCATCAGGAATTTGACCCGTATCACTTAAAACTCTGATCGTTTCTCCGTTAATGAAACTGTGTGCTTGTTGGAATGTAATAGCATTATTTGAGATACTATTGATACCCGTTACGCTTCTATTAACATATAGGAATTTCTCAGAACTTGTCTGAGATCCTGGCATTACAATTCTAGAACTATATTCAGTTACATTTCCATTAGCAGAAAGGAGAACCTTGATAGCATCACTTTCTCTTGCACCAACCCTGAAACCTTCCAATACGTTTTCTGGTGGAACGTCAACGTTCTTTTCATTATAAAGATAAAGATGACCCGTCGATGCAACTCCAACAGTAGAATCAACGTCAATAGCAGAAAATTCAATTGCAGACTCTGTTAGAGGAATTTCTTTGGGTGGAATGATGTGAGTAATGTATCCAACATCATCCTGTAAGAATGCATCTTTTCTGAATCCCTTTGCAATTAGAGACTTTGCACCAAAGTTAGAGTTGGAGTTGGTGATTGAAGCGTCACCACCATTTTCTACAACAAAGTGCTCAGCAAATCCGATAGCAAAAATTGAAACAGCTTGAATAACAGAATTGTTTGTTGCTTTAATATGAAAGTTTGCGTATTCAGGTTTAAAGACTGCTCTAGAATTATTACTTAGAGTTTCATTGCCTGGTGTGGTATTGTCATCAAAAACACCAGTATCTTCATTATAAATTACAAACGCTTGGTCATCTTTTTGAAGTCCAATACCCGTAAATTGAGCAACAACCATGGACTTGAATCCAGTTGCACGGGCTCCATCTGCATTAAGACCACACATTCCAAAAACAGAACGCAGAGAGCAGTTAAAGACATATGGAGATGCTGAAGTAACTGTATCAGACTGCAGTGAAAGTGTTGCACCAGTTACTGATGGGAGTGCAAGTAAAGGTGCGTTCTGAACTTGATAACTGATTTGAGTGTCATTGAGTTTCTCAGTTACAACAAATTGTCCATTATAACCAGAGGCAGTAATTCCTTCCACTCTGAATGGAGTATCAACATCAAGACCTTCAATAGGAACTGCTGTAGTGACAGTAATTGTTTTGGATGGAAGTACACCATCACCAGATCTGATGCTGGTGATACCTACGGATTCTCCAATAGATCCTACAATTCTATATTCATCAACTTTTGGTTGAATATCAAGTCCTGACGAGGGATAGTCAGGTTCAATTGTTCTACCACTAGCTTCACCATAGACAAGACCAACCTTTTCATAATACATATCCAGATCAGTTCTAGTTGTTGAGTAACTCATGAAGGCGTCATTAATCGTAACTGGATTAACGCCATCAGCGTATTCAAAACAAGCCAGTTTGTGATGAGAGAAATTGGGAACAAACTGGTTTGCAGTATAATCAATATATACCTGACCATTTGGATCACCATCAAACATGGTGAATTGCCAGAAATAGCAGGCTCCTGTTACACGGAAAATAGAAGATCTTTCAATATCAGCGTTTGTTGGATCTGGAACATATTTTGGACGAATCTTTGTTTTACGAAGATCAAATCCAACAAGAGAAGTACCACGAGGAAGAATAACGCCCCCGTAAATACTATTCATCTTGTAAAGAGCATTATCTGGAGCAGTCAGGTCATAATTTGTAGTAAGATCCCAAGGTGGAAGATTACTAGAAGTTCCACCATTTCTTAGTCTAAAAAGGTTTTCTCCATCAGGAATCCATCCAGGTCTGTTATCAATAACGTGATCACCTGGATATACAAGAATTGTGGTTTTACCAAATCTATCGTTGTTAAGACCTTTTTGATATGAAAATCTTGCAGACTCAATAAGTGCCCTTTGAATTGTTTTAAAAGGACGGGTTAATGAGTTGCCCTGATTTTCAATACTATCAGTCGCGTCTAGATCATTTGGATTGACGTAGAGAATATTGCCACGAGCATTCTTTAGAAAATTATCTAATCTGGAGAGACCCATCTTTATTCTTATAGATTTCCGTTATGAGTTATTTATCATACAACAAAACCTCCCGAAGGAGGCTTTGAAGCACACGGAAGGGGTTTGAGTATCGCCACTTATATATTATGATACTTTCTTAAGCTTGTCAAGCATGTATTCTACAGTATTTGCAATATCATTCATTGCATCACGAAGATCTGGTTGCTGACCAGATTCTTGCTTTAAAACAGGTCTAGAATCATCAACCAAAGTCCATCGCCATTGACTCATATCCTTACAATACCAGAGATTAATTTTCATTTTTGAAATGCTCCAGTCGCAACCAGTTGATAAGGGCATTGACTTCCATTCGGTCTTGTTCAGACCAGTCTAAGGCATCTTTAACTCTAGCATAACAGGTAAGCGCATCAATAGCAAGTTGCCGATCTCTTTGTGAAATTAATGACATTTTGGAGTTTATAGAACTCAGAGCCCCCGACAGGGATCAAACCTGCGACCTGAAATTTACAAAATTCCTGCTCTATCACTGAGCTACAGAGGCGATTAATCAACAGGCAACATTTCTGGATTTTCCAGTTCAACTTCAAACATGAGAGGATGACATAATTCATCAATTAAGTAAAAAGATGACTTATATAAGTCCTCTGGTTCAAACCTTCTTTCGTTGTCTGCTAGATGAATCACTTCCAAATCTTGCATTGCACAATCTGGAAGTTCGTCAAAAGTAAATGGAACTTGGTTTATGAAATATATTAGAACTATTTTTGTCCCTTTATTGTACCAACAATAAGCAGTATCAATACGATATTTCATAGGATTTGCTCCTACTTTTGACTATTTAGAGGTCAGTTAAATCATCATAGGGCGAGAGGGACTTGAACCCTCACGGGATTACTCCCAACAGATTTTAAGTCTGGTGTGTCTACCACTTCCACCACCGCCCCAGAAAATCACACTTGGTACGTGATAGGATTATACTTGAGATACTCCCAAAAAGTCAATTTCATCTCTTTTTGTGACATTCCGCAGTGTTTTGCTGCTTTTGGCAAATTCCACTTTACCGTAAAAAGTGCCTCATTTGCCTCTTTTACGTTTTCTGGAGTTGTCTTGACTGGTTCCTCTTTGAGGGATTTATATGAAATTTTATACAAATTCATATTTTGAAAAAAGTAAATGGGCAAATTTTTGGCGGAATTTTTTTTGCGCCAAAAATGAAATTAAAGGTCAATTTTGGTTTCAGAGTGGATTTGCATACGAAAGTGTATCTTCATCAAGCGTAGCACGAACGAACTCTAGCACGTTCATAAACTCCTCAACAGTATCACAAGACACTTGCTTTTCTGCACCTTCATTAGAATACAGATACACTGTGCGCTTAACTGGGTCAATTACGCATCGTGTCAGGTACTCGTCTTGCATTCGATTCATTCCTGATTACTTGATCAGTATAGCAAGGCACAGTGCCCCCTGTCAAGGGGTATCAGTTTTCCTTGACATCATAGTGGTAACCAGCAACAGAGTACTCAGAATTATCTCCAGGGTAGTCTGCTGGCGTTTCACCCTCATATTCTACAATCAAGTTTTCACCATCGGTGCGAGTTCCATGAATAAGATAGAAGCAATCAATTGCTGATGCATTACCAGACTTAATAATAATCTTTGATCCCCATTCAATCTTATCTACGATCAGATCTTGAGATGTTCCAATCTGAGTAAGAGATACCGTTATACTTTCAGGATCAACAAATCCCTTCCAATAATCTGGAAGATCAATTACATTTGCTCCTGTGAGTCTTCCCCTAAAATAAACAGCATTTTCTGGTCCCTCTAGACAAGTATGGCGAAGTCTCCATCCTGGTTTGTTTGGATGGGGAATATCAAAGTTTTTCTTATTAGAAAGGCTATGACCTGGGCAAGTAACATCAATACCAGATATAAGATTACCAGTTGCTCTAAAATTAACAACACCCGAAGAGTTACTTGCTACAAGAGCAGATGTGGCACCACCATCTAATGCAATATAAGCATAGTCTGCAGGAGAATCAGAGGTTTTTACAAGAGTCATGGCGATTAAATTTAGATTAAAAGATCCACCATAAGTATCTGTTGAAAAGTCATTGTTATCTCTAAATTCAAATGGAGTTCCTGGTCCAGTAAATGTGCCGTAATTTTCAAATGTAAATGACATTATGCATTAATCTCCGTAATTAGTTTTGGAACGTCTTTTCTCTCAGCAAACACATGATAATAACAATTGATAGGAACTCCAGGTCTTGCTTGAAGATAGACTACGTTATCAACCACTCTCTTTACAATAATCTCCTGAAAAGCTCCAATAGGAGTAATTGAAACTGTAATTGTTTGAGAATCAACAAGTCCTCTCCAATATTCTGGAAGAGCAATTTCATCTCTATTTAAAAGTCTCCCTCTGTAATAGACTCCATTTTCTGGTCCTTCAAGACAAGTATGGACTAGTTTTTTACCTTTAATAGTTGGGTGATCAATTACAAAGTTTTTAATTGATGCCTGAAGAACTTTAGTGCGAACAATTTTTGCTTCAATGAATTTTACCTTAAGCAAAGTGTCAATTCTAACAAAACTTTGGAAACGAGCATACATTTTACACCACAAAGAATAAAGTGGTGAAACTGTATCGGAATTTTGCAATTTCCCAACCATAAGTGTTGCTTCTGGAGCACCGTATTCTCCAGCAGCACCTGCTTGAAGGGGTCCCTCAATAAAAGCAGATCCTCTAATCTTTGAAGGACCAACTCCTAAGGCAACTGGTCTTCCTGCGCCGACTAAAATTTGTCCGCCTGCGCCAATATCATCCATCAGGAACGACATAATTTTTCCTCCTTATACTAATAATTGTTGTGTTTGAAAGATTTTACCACCTACTTTAGAATCTCTGTTGGCTACAGCATCAGTTATACCCTGAATCATTGAACTATATATTTTCATGTTACTGTTTGCAACAATTTCTGCTTTACCAACAGATGACAGTCTGTAAAGTGATGTTGCAGACAGTAAAAATTTTTTACATTCCACCTTTATAGATTCAGTTGCACTGATTTGAATGTTTCCCTTAGATCCCCCATCACCGACCGCAATAATTTCAATATCAGTTGCCTGAAGTCTTATTTTTCCATTTGTTGCAATAATATCTATATTACCATTCACTGCATGAAGCATCATTGAATCTTGCGATTCCTCGTTATCCTCTCCACAATCAACTTGAAAGTTTTTTGGAGCAACAATAGTAGTGAAACCTTTTCTTGGTCCATCTTTATCCATGGACAGGTGATGTCGTCCATCTGATGCTTGAAGCATAACATCAGATCTAACGGCTCCATCTTTATGAAGATGCCCCAAACTCAAATGCCCATGGTCATTCCCATATCTAATTGTAGTGTAAGTCTGTTTTGCAGTGCTATTGCCATCACCTACTTTAGTATTACCAGTATTCGAGGGAGTTGCCATTGTATTATTTTCTTATTATTTCTATTTAATGGGTCTATTGTTGTGGATTTCCAGGAGTTCCTGGAATATTAAGTCTGGGATCATTGCTAGTAATATCAGTACCAGATCTCTCGATTGCATTTGGAGCAGTAGTAACTCTGCCAGTAATGCTTTCTTGCAGAGTGTCATAGACTCTAATGAGTTGTCCAGGTGTTCTATAGTATCCAGCATATCTGGCGCCATCTTCATAGAAGACTGCGCCATAGTATGCTCTACCATCGACATATCCAGTCTGCTTAAGACCAGCAAGATCAGTTACTTGAATTAATCTTTCTGGTTCAACTTCAATAGGATCTCTAACAACCTCAAAAACTGGAACTGCTTCAAAATTAACCCCTGTTGGTTGTAAAGGTCTTCCCTCAGGATCAAAATCTGGAGTTTCTACAATGATTCTTGGATATGAAGTAAATCCTTCTCCAGGAACCTCAACTTTAACATTCGTTATTCTTCCAAAAGATTCGCAAGAATATGACAGCTTAGTTCCATTGTCTGGTACAACTTTAATAACATCTACTCCACAATTATAGTTTATTCCTGGATTTATTACAACAACCTCTGTTAAACGAAGAAGAACTGGATATGTTTCTGCCTGTGGTGAAGGTTGTAGATAACCATTTCCAGGTTCTTCAACGATAACCTTCTCAATGACACCTCTTCCATTAATTTTTTTAGCGCAGGGTGGTGGAATTAAAATTGCAGAAATTCCCATTGGATTTTGATTCCAAGAGATATTATTTTGACTTCTCTTGGTAACAACTTTATCAATAAAGAGAGAAACTCCCATTGGATTATTCAAAAAGATATCAGTTCGATCCTTTACATTTGTTAGATCTATAGTGATATTATGTTTTCCAGCATTTACATTCACAACTTTATCAGTTGGTTCAGATGCAAAATCTGTAGTTTTAAAAACTTCCACACCATCAATTTTTAAAATAGCAATATTGTCTGCTTGGAATTTGAGACTATAATCACCAGTTTCTGGGAAAGGAACATTTTCCCAGTTAAGTATAAATGTGCCATTAATCTTTTCATCTGGTTCATCAATTTTATTGAAAACTTTAGGGGAAACAGAATACTTATTCATAAAATCACTCCATCCCTTTCCATTAGGACCACCAGTAGTTTGTTTGTGGCTGAAGAGTAGAGGACCATTATAAACTATCCCATTTTTAATATAAGGTTTTGGTTCTGCCTCAATGATAAAGTTGCATGTTGATCCATTTAAGTTATAGAACTTACCAGTGCTTGTAGAGCATTCCATGTCCCGCCAGTTAAAATCCTTGTGGTCTTCTACTTGCAGTACGTTATCTCCAGCAGTTCTGAGTTTAATACTACCGCTAGGACTTGTTGAAAGATTTACTGTATAAATTCTTCCAACCTCAACAGATTTAGTAATTTTTTCTTGTTTTGAGGGTCCATTATATTCCTTAGAAACAGAAATTCCAAGGTCTTTTATTTCAAACTTATTTGCAAAACTACCACTAACAGAAATAGAAAAATCAACATTAACAGTTTTATTTGAAGCATCTCCAAAATTTCTCCAATCTTGAGTGCTAAAAATTTTCTCTCTCTCCACAAAAGTCCTAAACTGTGCGGTATTAATCACTTCGGTTGTTATTGTATGAGACCCAGACTCAAGAAGAACTTTAGTGACCTTTGGATTTTCAGTATTGAACCCCTCAGATTTAGCAATTTCATTGCCATCAATTAATATTCTTCCTTTGTTATCAGCAAGAACTTGTACTCCATAAAATCCTCTGGAGGGAACATTTACATTCCAAGTATTACTATACTGAACACCTGCTTGATCGCTACCTGGAACATTTAAAGGTAATACTGGAGATACAGCATACCTATTCATAAATTTACTCCAAGTCTTACTGGTGCTTGACTTAGTAACTGTACTAGTGCTCTGTACAGTTGCTCCTTTTATGATGACATTAAAATCAATATTATCCTTTAAGTCACCATCTCTAAGATCTTTGGTGGATTTTTTATCTAAAGATCTTATTTGATAAGGATTTCTCAAATCAACTGAACTTCCAGAGTCTGCGCCCAAGAATTTTATAGGTCCATATAATTTTCCACCTGCGACTTTAAAAGATTTTGATCTAACAGCATCTGTCAAAGCTTTCCCCGACTGTTTAGATCTATCAAATTTAACATTAGTTCCTCCAATTTCAAAAGCAGTACCAGCAAATCCACCGCCACCTTTTTTAGTATCTTTGATCAAGAATTCCATATCTAAATTAACCTCGCCTTTATACTCTCTCAAATCCAGATAATACTTTCCATCCTTTTTATCTTTAATAAATTTTGGGCGAACACTTTCGTTTTGAGTTTTAGTTGATGTTGATGCAGTTACATTTTTTCCGCGCCTATCATATCTAACAGGATACCACTTTGAACTACCATTAGGAAATCTAGATGACCAAATTGGATTTGGTGGGCAAGGACCATCTTGAGGGGGTGGAGTTTCCTGTGGAATTGGTGGAGCAGGTGCCTCAATTGTCAATGCAACACCCATGGGATTTTCGCACCAAGATTTGCTAGAGACAACAGTTTTTTCGATAAAGTCTGTTGTGATATCAATAGCAAGAGCCATCGGATTGATACCCTTTATGGAACTAAATCCAAACTTACCTCCAGGAATTTGTTCCAGTTCTGCGAGGATTCTATACTTTCCCTTTTTAAAGAATTTTGTATCAGAATAATTTGGAAGAGCCCTACTACTATTAGCTGGAAATCCTTTATGATCTATTACAACTTCATCACCACCACCAGTAGCAGCATTACCAATAAAAAGTTTTACGTTATCATCAACAGCAATATTGATTCTGTAATTTCCATCTACAGGAAAATTAATATTTTCCCAAATAATAGTATGAACACCTGCATAAGGGTTGTCTTCAAGTTGAACTGTGGTATCAAATGGAGCGATTCCAAGTCTATGAATTAGACTATCGTTTGTAGATGCTGAAGGATTAATTCTCCAAAGTGTTCTGTTTGCTTTTGAAATATAATCAACAGTATTAAAAACATTTTTTGACTGAATATCAACATTCCCGTTTTGAGACGAAGATTGTGTGATAACATTTTCATAGATAGGAACATTAAGTAAATCAACCCTAATATTATGAACGCCAGCATTTACTGTTTTTGTGATTGCTTTGGGGGAATCAGCAAAAGATTTTAAATCCTCAACAAATTGATTATCCAGATATAATTTTGCTTTGTTATCTGCCAAACCTCTAAAAATATATTCACCATCATAAGGAAATTCTTCCTGCCACTCCATCGTAAATAATGTTCCTGCATTATCACTTCCAGGAACATTTGATTTATCAACTGGAGAAACAGCATACTTATTCATGAAGTCACCCCAAGTTTTATTTGGATTGGCAGCTTCAGTTGGTCTATATGCAGTGCTCTCGCTGGATTTAGTTTTTTGAGATGTTGAATTTTTGTTTGTTGGACCCGCTGGTTTTCCTGCTTGACCTTCAAAAATATAAAACAACTCATAAGTATTTCTGGTTTTGTCCCCATCACTCACTTTGGTTTTATTTCCAGCAATAAATTTACCAGCACCCCTCGGAAGTGTAACTCTCAGATCATCATTATCATTATCAGATCCAAGAAAGTCAGTAAATATTCTATTTCCAGTCTCGTCTTTTCCAACCTCTTTATTTTTTTTATCAGATAAACCTTTCTCTAAAGTAGTTCGTGGTTGTGCTTTATCTAAGTCTGTAATTCTAGATTCTACAGTATATTTTACATTCTTCAGAACATTTTGTTTAATGTTATAGGTTTTTTTATTTTCATCCCCGCTAGTTAAAACAAAACGATCTTTTCCATCTGAAGAAGAAAAGATAAACTCCAGGTACTTAGTGGGATCTCCCCCTTCACGTTTGACTTGAAACTCAACTTCAACTTTTTCAGACGTTGCACTAGGTTGAGATGAACCATCTGATATTAATCTTACCCGTTCATTATTGCATGGATGAGAAACTGAATATGCTGTACTATAATTTTTCCCTCCTGCGCTGATTTTAAGAGGTTGTTTTTTTCTGGTATCCCAGAAAGGTGTTTTAAGTTCTTTTAAAAACTTCTGATACTTCTCAATTTCTTTTTGAATAGGATCCTCATCGGGAGAAGTTGAATAAATTTTTGGGTTCCACTTACCAACTGCTTTTCCATTTTTATCATACAAGTTACCATAGTCTTCATCGGAAATATCACAAAGTTCATACTCTTCAAAGTCTGCCTCATTCTCATACGTTTGAATTTTTTCTGGAGTATCGCCAAGGATTGCAGTCATGACTGCACCATTTCCATTATAACAAAAATCATCAACTTGAGTTATTGGAGGATACTGAAATGCAAAACCACTGGCGACTATATCTACTGCAAGAATAGCTCCATCAGTTCCAACAATTGGATTTGCTTTTGCGCCAACACCTCCGCCACCATAAAAACTTACTGTTGGCGGACCGCATTCACTTCTTTTTTTGACTCCACCACAAGTGCTTGCAGTTGATACAATATCCTTTGGAGTTAATCTATTAACCTCGTTTATTCTAAGATATTTTAGATCCCCATTACCATTCTTGAAAATAAAAACTGTACCTGGATTTTTCTTAGCATATTCATTCGCCTGACATACACCAATCCCAGTAACATATCCCAAGGTTGGATCAATATAACCAACCTTAATATCGTCTTTAGTGGCGGCACCAAGTAAATTAAATGTACTCATGCGTTTCTACTTAGTATTTCCATATTCCAGATGTTATTGATATTTAGTGTCAATTAAAGGAAGGTGACTTGTCCGCTTTGTACAGCCTGGATTGCTTCCTCTCTAGTACCAAAATCAACATCGGATTGAGTCGTTGCTGGTTGTGCAAATTGTTTTGGTTTAGTTGGAGTTGGAACTGGCGAAGAATTTTGAGCCGCATTTGCCACATTACCCATAGTTGGTTGAGATGCCTCTGGAGAAGCACCACCTCCATTTTGTAGTGTATAATAGTCCGATGTTGGGCAACTTGGACTTAAATCGCAACCAAAAATAGAAATAGTGATGTTCTTAAAACTTAAAGCTGCTGTCAAACTTCCAGTTATTCCACTCAGTAAAGAACTAACTCCAGAAATTGCACTAGAACCCGATCCCAACAGATCCTGAATGTTTGATAACTGACCAGTAGCAGTGTCTATAAATGAAGGTTCACTATCAATAGAAGTTGTGGAAGATGTATTACTCTGATCGACAGAATTTTGAGTTAGAACGTCTTCTAGAAAATCATTAACTAAACCAACTGTACTATCAACTGTAGAGTTTATTTCTCCTAGATTTGCTCCAAGAACATCTCCGCACAACTTTTCAACAGAACAAACTGGAACCTTAGGAGCTTTAACAGGTCTTCTTTTTCCAGTGGTTTCTGGAGTTTCTTGTTTTTTCTCTTCCGCTAATTTTTTTTCCTCTTCTTTAATAGATTCTGGATCTGTTTTTAGTGCGCTATTTAAAGCAGATTCTATTTGACCAGAAAGTTTATCAGTTATTTTACTGTAAAGACACTTAATTAACTCGGTAATAATATCTTTTAAGTCTAGATACTTATTTCTTTCATTTGGAAATAAAAGATCTACAGTTGGAGTGAGAGCCTTATTAAGTGTTTTAAGGATATATTCAAAAATTTTATCAAAAATAACTTTCATGTATTTTGAAATTTCACTTGCAGCATTTTTTATAATTGTCTGCAACTGGGAGATGATACTTGAAGCGGCATCAATATATGATTGTGCTGCCTCAAGTATTTTATTAATGGCGTTGGTAAGATTTTCAAGAGCTGTCTGAATTCCTTTCATTGCAGAATCAGCAAGATCACAAGGACTCATGAGAACAATTTTTTTCAGATATTTGTCCTGCCTCTTGACATCAGATATTGTCACCAAATGAACAGAAGTAACATCTTCTACAGTAGCACCTGGTTGAGCAGGAGATGTTGGAGAACTTGCTTGTTGGCAACGATTAGAAATACCTTCAGCAACTTTTGATTGAACAAAATCATCTCTGGCAGATCCAGTCAAACCCCTAGCATCTGCCTCTGCTCTTGCACTTTGAGCGTCTTTAAATTGAGTGCTTGAAAGAGCTTTATCTGGTCTAAGACCATACTTGTTAGTTTGAGTTCCTGGAGGTGCGGGAGAACACTCTGCAGACTGCTCAGCACTTTTTGGTTTCTCTGTACTTAAAGTATGATCTGGTGCTTTAATATTTGGATCTGGTTCTTTTCCTTTGGCAAATCCACTTGTTCCAGCAAAATTACTACTAGTTGTCCCTATTTTTGTACTTAAACCAGTTTGAGTATTGTTTCCAAGAACTCCCATGATGACAGGAACTTGCATGTCCTGACCATCTAAGAAGAAACCAAATACAAAATTACCTTGACGTAAATTGGGAATCGTTCCACCACCAGCTTGACCACCACCACCTGTGATGGGGTACATCACTTGAGCCCAAGGAAGTTGATCTGATGGTACAGTCTCTTCCTCTTTATCGTGAAGACCTATAATTCTAACTTTGTAACGATATCCCCATCCTTTTGGAGAATTTTTTCCTTCAAATTTTCCTGGGATGATATTATCTCGCCAGGTAGCATCGTCAGCAATCTGACCAACCCACCAGTTAAAACTAGCGCCAAGAAATCCAGGATTAAATAATGTTCCTTCAGTCATCAGTCTTCATACACTCTACATTCTAGTGCATCGGGATTGTCATTACAAAAAAGTTCAAGACCAGTAGGGTCATGATGATCATTTGGATGATTATCAACCCATCTTTCTAGAGCTTCCAACTCTTCTTCGGTGTGTCTTCTTGCCTGAGCGGAGACCCTTGGATCATCCAACACATGTCTGTCATGTTCTATGTGCTTTTCTACGCTTTCCATAATCATGCGTATAATAGTATTACTATTTAACAACTTTATGGCGCACTATATGCTGCACCCTTTTTACCAATAGAATCCCTAACCAAAGTTAATTTGGTATATCCACCTCTTGAGGTATTAATATAATGGCAGAGATCTGCAACGACAAAAAATCCACCAAACTCTGGGTTCCATTCTGGATTATTTTTATTAGATAGTTCTGGATAATCTATAAAGACCAAATCTCCAGCATGAATACTAAAGTCTGCAGTGATTGTTATAGTAGTTCTAGATGAAAACATTTGATTATATCTCATCGTAGATTGATTCAAAATATTTTTTGGATCAAAATTTTGTTCTTTTGATTTGTTGAGTTGTTCTTGAGAATTTCCAACTCCACTTCCAGTAGGAAGAGAACCACAATCAATTAGCATGTATTGAGTTCTAGAGAAGTCTTTGTCTTTACCCTCTCTATTAAATTCTTTATTTATTTTTGGAAGTTCTTTTCCAGCCAATTTTAAACTTTTCTCATTTTCAGAAGCAACTGGATTAACTATTTCATAATAACAATTAAATGGATTAAAGAGAATAGTTCTTGTTGAATAAGTTCCAATCTCTAGTTTAGATTGAATATCTCCAGCTGAAGTATCTGTATTGTGTTCAATGATTTTTCCATCATAACCTTTAGGTATTGCACTACCACCACCATCTGGAGTTTGGTTATACACTAATTTTTTATATTTCTTTTTGCCACCGCTTAATTCAGTTTCAGAAAGTAATCCATCAATAGATTTAAATTTAAATCCATCAGAAGTTTCATAAAAGAAAAATCCTGCAGTCTTTCCTGGTTGGACTCCTTTTGGAACTGCTTTTTTAGCTAACCAAACACATGCATAAAAAGGTCTTCTATTATTCCCCATAAAATTATAATTGTTATCAGTCTCTTCTATATCAAGTTCTTTTTTTGACTTTAAGTAATTTTGATCGGTCAATATTTTTTTAATATGATCAGAAATCTTACCGTCAAATCTAGTATTTAAGACTGTTTTATAATTTAATATTGCTTCATTGCTAGTAAGATCTAAAGCAACTAAAGATTTATTTTGATCTTGAGCCGCTCCTTTGACTTTATTGATATAAAGAGTTAATGATAACTCTTTACCATTACCATCCGTCATTTTCAGAGATGTATTCTCTGTTCCAGTCAAAGGCATACCTTCAATTAAGGTTTTAAATCCACCATCTTTTTCAATACTCTTACCAGTATCAATATAGAATATACTTACTCTAACACATTCTTGCAGAATACTTTCATAATAATAAACATCACTAATAATATCTACAATATCTTTTTTAGTCTTCTCATCGAGGGACGTGATAATACATTCTTTAATATCAACTTCTCTGTTGTCTATAGAGATTAATGGTTTGTCTGCCATTTAAAAACTTATTGTTAATACTATTTACTTACATGGCGAGCATGTCTTGAGAGGGATCAGATCCCGATGAAGATTTAGATTTAGAATTCATACCCATATCAACCATAAGAGGAAGGGGGTAATAGATACTGTCTTCTTCTACTATGTATGTGAAATCATCTTCGCTTTCTGGGTAACCATCTTCAGTATATTGACTGAGCATTGATATTAATGTTGCCGCAACATTTTTCCTTTGAGTTAAATTTTCAGCGTTGTTAATCATTTCAAAAAAATCTCTACCAAAAATTTTAACAGAATCAGCATCAATAACAAATTCTTGAGGATGGACTGTATATTTTCCCGTTTCGGATACGTACCTACCATGGAACATCTTACCTTTGATCATGGAGCGAATTTTATCTCCACCAGATCCCCTAGGATCGTTTTTGTATAAGTGAAATAAATCCCAACGTTCTCCAGTTCCACCCCATATTGCTGGACCATAATTGTCATGTTTTTTAGATCCATCTTTATTTGCACCCGCTTCAGCATGTGTCATCACATTTTTTATATTGATGTCAGATGCAGACCATTCCCATCCCTTTGCTATTCTAGCAACTTCCTCTGCCATCTTTTCATATTGAATTGACTTAACAGGTATGGACCAAGGATCTGGACTTCCACCCATAGCAGCAACACTTATTCCAACTGCATTTGAATTTCTGTTGTAAGTATGTGGAACTCCAGAACTAGTGTATGGAGTAGATCTATTAATTTTACCATCACCAGTAATAGTTGTATGATAGTTTCGAGAAACTCCACCATAAGATCCAGCAGTCCAATGCAAGTATATTTTTTTACCCTTTCCACTACCCAAGTCACCTAGACTACCATTGTCACTAGATGGAGCTGCTGCAGTAATATCACCCTCTCTTTTGTCTTTTAAAGACTTGTAGGTAGCAGCATCACCATGAACACCTAAGGCTTTATCACCGCTTGCATCAAATCCACCGTAAAAATAAAAACCATACTTCTTAACTATTTGTTCTAATTTTTCATTGACATTTCCATTTTTTGAGCTCCACTGCTTACCAACACCAAGAACTCTAACCTTCGCTCCTAAAGACTTTAGATGAGATAATTGAGCTTCAGCTGATGCCCAGTCTGTTGCTGAGTTTGCAATACCAGTCGATAGATCAATAAGTGCTCCCTTCAATGCATCTCCTTTAGACTTCAATATTTTTAAAACATCCGCAGCCTTTCGACCAACCATACTATCATCAGTATCTTTTCCATTACCACTTCTACCCGCAAATCCATGGGCAATACTATCACCAATTACAAATTGAGCTTCCCCACCAAATCCATCTAAAGGATTTTCTGTAGCACCTGGTCCTTTCTGTGCAGAAGGATTTGGACCACCAGGACCCTGATTTCGTTTTAAGTTTAATTGTTTTGCCAGACTATTAATAATTTCATTTAATGGTCCAGATATTAAAGAAAAGATAGAATCTCTAGCCCATGTTCTAATATTCAATTCGCCAACTTCATCTAGTAAAGTTTTATCATTTTCAATCTTAATATCGGAAAAAATTTCATTCACAAAAGAATTGAATCCTAATCCAATATTTTGATAATCAATTGACGATGGTTTATCACCCAACAACCCCTTCATAGTAACTCCCAGCAATGGATGTAAGAAAGGAGCATTCTCTATGTCAGAAAAAGATTTTTCAAATACTTTATAAGTATTCATATTTTTTGCATAACCTGGATTTGGGAAGAAAACTTCTATCTTTTTAGTATTAGTTTCAGGATAGAGAGCATCTCCTCCAACATCAGATCCTATTTTTAGAGTGGGTGGTTGAGGATCTAACTCACGGACTTTTACTTTCTGTACAGTTCTCGTATAAAGATTGGTGGGAATACCTCCCTCAGCATACCCCATGTTCTTAACTGCTTTATCCCCATATAGACTTCCAAATGCTCCTGGTTTATTGATTTGATTTGCCCAATCTTTCTTTCCAAGAAAACCAAAAATAGGACCTAAAAATGCTGCAAAGTATTCTCTTATGCCATCACGAATACGAGCATCAAATTTACCTAGATTTTTCTTTTGCTCCTGAATTCCTTTTTGATCGTTCGATGCCAACATCAAAGCAAAACGAATTAATTCGATGGCATATCTAAATGGAGCGCCAATTATATCAAGAGTAACACCGATGCCATTCAATAAGAAATTAGTAAATTTCATTCCAGGCATTGCTATAGCATTATAAAAACTAACTTTCAAAAATCTTGTAATTGGATTTGGATCTTTCTTGGCATTTTTTAATCCACTTACAGTATCATTTTCAATTTTTTTTGTGAATTTTTTAAGTTGAAATGCACCTTCACCTAATGCTGATGCAAGCAATCCAACACCAGAAACAATAGCAGCAGCTGCACCTACTCCCATAGCACCAGTTCTGGCGATGTTGGTGGCAACTGTTTGACCAACTCTCTTCGCACCCTGATCAATCGCAGTATCTACTATATCACTTACAGGACTTCCTTTCTGTTTTGCATCACTTTCAGCCAGATCTGAAAATAGCATACCAGCGATCAACATTGAGTTGATTACCTTGTTTGCAACTCCCATTGTTTTATCAAACAACTGGAGACCATTTTCACCACCAACTGTCTTTATAAATCCACGAGTTGCATCATATGCTTTATAACCCCAATCAATCATGCTGACTAAACCGTTCAAAAACATTCCACCAAAGTCAGTTACAACTTCACCTACCTGAAGTATTAGTTTAAAAACACCTATGAGTTCAGGTAAATGCTTTACAAATCTAACAGCAAAATATCCAAGCACAACATTAAAAATAAAATCTTTAACTACACTCAAGAATCCAAGTTTGGGAGCACTTATTTTTTTACTTTCATTCTCCTCGTTTTTTTCTGGTTTTGATTCTAATTTTTTTTCTCTTTGTGCCCTAATATCCTTTTCTCTTTCTACTCTTTTTTTATCTCCAAGTTTTTTCTGAAAAACATTTCTACTCATTAAAAGTTTTTCAACTTTAATGACTTGAGTTCTCAAAACAAAAATACTGGAAGCACTTCTAGGAGCACCCTTCACTTTCTCGGGTGATGACATCTTTGACGGTGACAAAAGTTTTGCTGTATTGATTGCCATGTTTTATCCCCTAGCAGCTAACATGTCCTGTTCCCAATTAGGAGAGGATCCACCATCAGAACCTGAGGGAGATCCCTCACCCATAACTACGGGATATGGCATTGGAATATTTTCTCCTTCTTCAACAATCAAATCTGGCATTACCTTTCTCCCCGTATATGATTCCAATAAACTAATCAATTTGGAAGAAGCTTCAGAAAGTTGTGAAACATTTTCTACATCATTAATTATATCAAAAAATCTAATGCCACCAAATAACTTTACTGAGTCTTTATCAATTACATATTCACCCTTGTGCAAATATACATTACCACCTTTTTCTCCAGTAGAACCTCCCATGAATTTACTCATTCCAGTATCACGTACAGATCCTCCATGAAAATACATAGCTGCACCTTCTTGAGGAGCTTGCTTTCCTTTTTCATCATATCTACCGTGAGCAACAGAAGCATTTGCTCCAACAACTTTAGCAACAACACCAAATCCACCTGGACGGTATTTCATATCTTCAACTTGTAGTGGAAACTTAACTGCAGCACCTGGATAGTAAGCGCCACCAACCTGCAAATCAATACCACCCTGAGATCCCTTGGCAGTATGTGCTACCTGCTCCGATTGAATTTTATTTTTGAGAGTAGAATCATCTTCTTTGCCAGAAATAGTTGCACCCGATCTTCCAAGATATATTGATTTCTTACCAGCAAATGCTTTTGCAACTTGGAAAGCAACAGTTCTAGCAGATGCATTATGAGTTGCAGAAGTTATATCACTAGTCTGATAACTACCTGGTGCAATGTGGAAGTGAATACCATATGATGCACCCGAGTTACCCTGGACAAAATTACTTGATCCGACTACTCCACCAGTACCATCTCCAGGATCTCCAGGATCTCCATTTGGTGTATCTGGATCACAAACACAATCATCAACATTAGCAGCATCTGATCCAGGGGAAATTGAAGATGAAATCGAAGCCATTCCACCAGCACCAGATTTTATCCTCTTTAAAGATGCCATGTACTGACCCCAAGAGATGTGTGCCTTATTTGGAGTTCCATCAGCATAAGTTCCAGCAGGACTATATGGAAGACCACGCCAAGTTTTAGCCATTTGTTTTCCAAAAGTTTCATCAGATACAGAACCACTTCTCCACTTGTCATAAGGGTGACTGGTTCTCAAAAAGTGTAAAGTAATTTTATCTTGATTGGCGGGGGTAAATTTCTCATTTGAATTTACACCAGCGGCTTTTGCTCTACCAACAAGATACTGTGGCATATGTTGATAACGACCTGTAGCACCACGTCCTCTACGACCAATCTCTTCAATGGTCATAGAAGTTGGTTTTCCTATTGATGATCCATAAGTAGTATTAACACTATCATAACCACCAGATTCCACAGATGCAATCAAATCTAATATTGCTTTATCGGTAGCATCACCAGATACAGCACTACCAGATCCACCACCACCGCTTTCTTCTGGACAAGGACATCCATCAGCAGAAGCTTCCTCAGCACCTTTGACTGGTTGCAATCCAAGTTGAAACCTAAGTTCATTTTGAATAGATGTAAGTCTCTTGTCAAGGATTTTTAAAAGAGATCCTTCAATAATTTTGGCAAGTTCATCCTCCCTAATAATATCAATCATATCTTTATCACTATTCTTTTGAACGCCTCTAATGACCCAGGAATTCAAAGCAACGCTGGCATCTTTAAAATCAGATTTATTAACATTGTCACCAAGAAGAACTCTGGTAACAAGTGACATTAAAGGACCAACAAATTTAATATCAGCGATTTTTTTATGAGATGACAACATATATCCATAAGGATTCATCATCTCATCTTTTTTAATTTTTCCCCTATCCTCAGACGCTGGGAATAATTCTTGAATTTTTTCTACTCCGCCAACATCAGAACCTGGATCAATCTTTCTGGGTTCTGGTGTTAGTATTCTGCTTGATGTAACTTTTTTCACCTGCCTCTTAACTGCAGTCTTGCTGATATCACCTGCATCAATCGTTGATCCACCTTCAGCAAATTTTCTAACTACACCACCATTCATATAGCCCATGTCTTTAGTGGCTTTATTACCATAAAGACTTCCAAAAGACCCTTCTTTTTCAAGACCTTCTCCAACCTTTTTCATTCCCAATAGTTTAAATGCAGGAGCTAAGAATGCAAATTGCTCTCTTATACCATCACGAACTCTTGCATCAAATTTACCAAGATTTTTTTTCTGCTCTTCCATTCCTTTCTGATCATTGGCAAGTTTCATGACACCAAAACGAATTAATTCAACGGCATATCTAAATGGAGCACCTATGACATCAAGCACAGTTCCAATACCATTCAAAAACCACAAACCAACTTTGAATTGGTTTGAGATCATGGACCAAAAACCTTGCTTTAAAAATCTAGTGATTGGATTCTTATCCTCCTTCGCCCCCTTTATCTTATCATCAAACCATTTCTGAGTTCCTTTTCCAGCTTTCTTAAGTTGAAAAGCGCCCTCACCTAAAGCGGATGAAAGGAGACCTACACCAGCAATAACAGCAGCAGCTGCGCCCGCGCCAACGCCAGCGGCACTACCTGCACCTCCTGCGGCAGATGATCCACCTGCTGCACCAGCTGCTTGAGATGCTCCAGTTGTGACTGCTTGTTGTGCTCCTCTTTGAAGTAACTTATCTTTTATAAAATCAGCTCCAGCATCTATCAATCCACCACCCAATCCACCCTTACCAACACCACCAAAATCGGAGAACAATAGACCACCAATGATCAATGTTTGAATGGTCCTATTCATTAGACTAGTCAAACTATCCATTTGTTCTACACAAAATTGTGCAGCGCCTTTTCCACCTATACCACAAATTTTTTCTAGACTGCTCCTAGCAAAGTCATAGGCTTTGTATCCAGCATCAACAAAAGTAACTAAACCATTCAATAAAAATCCAGCAGTATCAAGTATAAACTCTTGCACCTGAAGAATCATTTTTAAAACACCAATAAGTTTTGGTAAATGTTTTACCAATCTCACTGCAATAAATCCAAGTATAACATTAACAATAAAGTTTTTGACCAAATCTAAAAATCCAAGTTTAGGAAGACTCGGAAGTTTAATAAGTGGTTTTATATTGAAAGAGGATTCTAATTTTTTCTCCCTCTGCCTAAAATTAGTTTGTTCTTCAGTTACTCTCTTCCTTTCTTTCTCTTTCTTTTGAATACCAGCCAAACCAGATATTAAATTTTCAACTTTAATAACTTGCTTTTTAACGATCACATACTCTGGATTGACAGTCTTATTTGTTTTTGAAATTTGAGATAGTGATTTATTATTAACTCTAGGTAAAAGTTTTGAACTACTTACTGCCATCACTTAATACCATATTGGTTTTTAGTTCTTCTTTGTGATGCCGAAGTAGCCTTAAATGAAGGTGGTTTTGAAGCTCCACCCCTTGCTCCACCCATACCACCTCCTGCTGGGTTGAACTTTTTAGTAATAACTTTTGGTTTTGGTTTTGGTGTTGGAGTTATTGCAGCACTTTTTTTCCTTTGATCGCTTGCAAGTTTTGCTGCATTATAATCTTTATAATACTTTCCATCTGAAGAGGAATAATATCTCCCGATGGAAGCAGCACCTGCTTGTTTTACTCTTGCATCAGAGGCTTTCTGTTGTGCATCTAATCTTTTTTGAGCCTCGGGTCCGCCAAACAATCTCTGCCCGAATCTACTAAAACCACC